GAGCATTGCTAATACAATCCCCCATGTAACCCGTTGATTGTAAAAGGCTTTTTCGACCCTGCACGGCAATTCTGGGATTTTCCCAGAACGAAACCCCACCCTACCCGGCCCCCCCGCGCAAAGTTGGGACTCCGCACGCACCCCGCCCCCCCTATGATCCTCACAAATCACGACTCAATTTCCATATTTACTAGGCTGGACCCCACCCCCCTGTATATATAAACACCCCCGGTTATCTTTTTGGTACCATGCCGTTTGCTTTTATATATTTTGCTTGTAGTATCCGATTTCATGGAGCTACACGCCGGGTCCCCGGCTCATATACCGCTTGTACCGGACATTGACGAAGGTGTCCCGTTACCTGCGTCTGTCGCAGATGCAATGCCTCCGCTTAGTCAGTCTGAGGAAATCAGGATGCGAGCGGCGACTATCAAGCTCATATCTGATTTGACAGGTACACCCATCGCTCCTGATAGCGATGACATCGCTCGTGCAGAGAAGATCGCGAAGGATCACATGGCCGATCCTGAGTTGAAGCTTGACCTGAGCAAAGAAACCAATGAGTTGCAGGTCTACTTGGCGGGTTTGGTAGCCAAAGCCAACTTCCAGTTGGTCGATGAACTCTCGGAACTCAAGACCTACGTGGTCAACAAGCTCGTTTACGAGATTGAACACGCTGGTGATAGCAAGACTCGCATCGCTGCGGTGACAAAGTTGGGTGAAGTTGACGGCGTGGATGCGTTCAAGAAGCGCACTGAGACCACTCACGTCATAAAAACCATGGCTGAGATCGAACAAGACCTCACCAAGATCATCCAAAGCGTGGAAAAACGCGTGCTTAGCCATGAAAAAGCCAAGCAACGTGCCAAAGATGGGATCATCGAGGCTGAATTCGACGCTGTACCGGCAGAATCAGGCGACCCCGAGCCGTGCTGAACCCTGAACTCGTCAAAAAAGCGCAGGAATTGCTGCCTTACATGACGGAAAAGGAGCAGGCGCTGCTTTCTAGGCTTGTTGCTCAGGGTAAATCGCAGATCACGCAGGAAGTTGCCACGACTTCCTTCCTAGATTTCATCGAACATGTGTATCCCGGCTATAAAGTAGGTCCACATCACCGCAAATTGGCGGGAATCTTTGAGGACGTAGCCGCAGGCAAGAAAAAAAGAGTCATCGTCAACATCGCCCCGCGTCATGGCAAGTCGGAGATGATCTCGTACCTCGCTCCGGCGTGGTTTTTGGGCAAATATCCTCAGAAAAAAGTCATCATGGCGTCTCACACCGCAGATCTAGCGGTGAACTTCGGTCGTCGGGTGCGTAACCTCGTAGGGTCGGACCTTTATCATGACATCTTCCCGAACGTGGAACTCCAAGCTGACTCTAAGTCTGCGTCTCGTTGGGGTACGAATTTTAACGGCGAGTATTTCGCTATCGGCGTTGGTGGCGCTCTTGCTGGCCGTGGTGCCGATCTCTTTATTATTGATGACCCTCACTCTGAACAGGAAGCTAAACAGGGTCGCGCAGACGTATTCGAACCCGCATGGGAATGGTTCCAGTCAGGACCCGTACAGCGACTGATGCCGGGTGGCGCGATCATCGTCGTCATGACCCGCTGGTCCAAGATGGACCTGACGGGGAAGATCGTGGACCACATGCTGCGTAATGACGAGGCGGATCAGTGGGAGGTTGTACAGTTTCCTGCCATTTTGAACGACAAACCGCTCTGGCCTGAGTTCTGGCAGATAGAAGAACTGCTGGCTAAGAAAGCCTCGATGGACGTGCGGTATTGGCAGGCCCAGTACATGCAGGAGCCGACCTCCGAGGAGGGGGCGCTCATCAAGCGGGAGTGGTGGCAGATATGGGACAAGGACTACCCGCCCCAGTGTGAACATATCATCATGTCTCTTGACGCTGCCCAAGAGAAAAACAACCGGGCTGACTTCAACGCCCTCATGACTTGGGGGGTCTTCTTCAACGAGGAGACCAAGAACTACAACATCATCCTGTTGAACGCCATCAAAGAGCGGATGGAGTTCCCCGAGTTGAAGCAGTTGGTCCTAAACGAGTATAAAGAGTGGCAACCTGATACATTCATTGTAGAAAAGAAGTCCAACGGGGCGGCTCTATATCAAGAGATGCGCCGGATGGGCGTGCCCATATCTGAGTTCACGCCGGGTAAGGGGCAGGACAAGATCAGCCGTGTGAACGCGGTTGTGGACTTATTCAGTTCTGGAATCGTGTGGTGTAGTGACCACCGATGGGCTAGGGAGGTCATGGAGGAGTGTAATGACTTCCCGAGTGGCACCCATGATGACTTGGTGGACGCGACGACTTTGGCTTTGATCAGGTTCCGGCAGGGCGGTTTCATCCGCTTGCCGACAGATGAGCCGGAGCCGATCAAGTGGTTCAAGGGTCATAGGCGTGAGGGGTTTTACTGATGGCTACGCAAAAGTTTATGGGTCGGGGGCAGTTGATAGACCGGCTTGCAGCGCAGGTCGGTGACAGGGATATGGCCCTTGAGATCCTGAAGAAACGCGGACATGTGAACGCTAAGGGCGAATTGACCGCCGAAGGTAGGAAGCGCGACATGATGACCGCAGCAGAACGGGCCAAGGACCGAGCGGCTAAAGCTGCTGGACGGTCTATGGACCAGTACGCTTACAACCCGACGACAAATACAGCGACGTTGCGACGGCGCTAGGAGATCATCATGGCTGTTGAGAAGAGTCTTTACGAAGCCCCGGTTGGACTTGGCGCACTGCCTGAGACTGAGGCGCTTACCATTGAGGTCGAAGATCCTGAGTCGATGACCATCGGGATTGATGGGGCCGTCATTGAACTGGTCAAAGAAGAGCCTCGTGCAGAGGCGTTCGATGCCAACCTCGCTGACTACATGAGCGAGAACGACTTGCAGAGTCTGGCAGGCGAACTCATCGGGCAGTACGAGCAGGACCTCTCCAGCCGTAAGGACTGGCTCGACACCTACATCAAGGGCCTGAAGATCCTTGGCATCCGCTACGAGGAGCGTACCGAGCCGTGGCCGGGTGCGTGCGGTGTGTTCCACCCGCTCCTGATGGAGAGCGCGGTCAAGTTCCAGTCCGAGACCATCATGGAGACCTTCCCTGCGGCGGGTCCCGTTAAGACCAAGATCGTCGGCAAGGAGACCCCTGAAAAGAAGGACTCCGCTGTCCGTGTCGCTGATGACATGAACTATCAGTTGACCGAGATCATGAAGGAGTACCGTCCGGAGCACGAACGGATGCTGCTCTCGCTGGCTCTGTCGGGCAACGCCTTCAAGAAGGTCTACTTCGACCCCTCGCTTAACCGTCAGACAGCGGTGTTCATCCCGGCTGAGGATATCGTCGTGCCTTATGGCGCACCGAACCTTGAGACGGCGGACCGTGTTACGCACCGGATGCGTAAGACGAAGAACGAACTGATCAAACTGCAGTATGCAGGCTTCTATCGTGATGTGGATCTGGGTGAGCCGATCCGCACGATGGATGAGGTCGAGAAGCAGAAAGCCGAAGATCAGGGCTTCTCAGCTTCGATGGACAATCGGTTCCAGTTGCTTGAGATGCACGTCAACATCGACCTTGCTGGCTATCCTGATGTCGATGACGACAACAACGAGACCGGCATCGCACTGCCTTACGTGGTGACCATCGAGAAGGGGACCGGAACTATTTTAGCCATTCGCCGTAACTGGAAAGAAGATGACGGACTTAAAGAAAAGCGACAGCACTTTGTTCATTATGGCTACATACCCGGATTCGGGTTCTACTACTTTGGTCTCATCCACCTTATCGGCGGACACTCTAAGGCAGCTACATCTCTTCTTAGACAGCTTATCGACGCGGGAACCCTCAGTAATCTTCCGGGTGGTCTCAAATCGCGCGGGCTTAGAATTAAGGGAGACGATACGCCTATTGCTCCGGGAGAATTCCGGGACGTAGACGTGCCGAGCGGCGCGATCCGCGACAACATCCTGCCGCTTCCGTACAAGGAGCCGAGCCAGACCCTTGCCATGCTGATGGACAAGGTGGTCGAGGAAGGACGCCGCTTCGCTGCGGTGTCGGATCTCAAGGTCTCCGACATGTCCTCGCAGGCCCCGGTCGGTACGACGCTTGCCATCCTTGAGCGCGTGCTGAAGGTCATGTCGGCAGTGCAGGCTCGCATCTACTACACGATGAAGCAGGAGTTCAAACTCCTTGCAGGCATCATCCGCGACAACACCCCGGACGAGTATTCATACGAACCGGAAGTCGGCAAGCGCAGCGCCAAGAAGGCCGACTACGATGATGTCGATGTCATCCCGGTCAGTGATCCCAACGCGGCCACGATGTCGCAGAAGATCGTGCAGTACCAAGCGGTGCTGCAACTGAGCCAGACCAATCCACAGATCTACGATCTGCCGTATCTACACCGGCAGATGATAGAGACGCTGGGTATCAAGAACGCCCAGAAGATCATCCCGATTGAGGATGAGATGAAGCCCGTTGATCCTGTCACTGAGAACATGAATATCCTGACTGGCAAACCGGTCAAGGCGTTCCTGTATCAGGATCATGAGTCGCATATCCGCGTCCACATGGCAGCTATGCAGGATCCGAAGATCATGCAGTTAGTGGGCCAAAACCCGCAGGCGCAGACGATCATGGGGGCTGCTCAAGCGCACCTCATGGAGCACATTGCTTTCGAGTATCGCAAACAGATCGAGAAGCAACTCGGCACCACTCTGCCCCCGATGCCGGACAAGGATAACGACGAGAACTACCTGCCAGAAGCCGTGGAGATTCAGGTCTCCCAGCTTGCGGCTCAAGCCGCCGCACAGCTACTCCAGAAGGATCTGGCAGAAGCACAGGCCCAGCAGATTGCTCAGCAGCAACAGGATCCAATCATCCAGATGCAGCAGCAGGAGCTTCAGCTTCGGGCGCAGGAACTGCAACTCAAACAGCAGCAGATGCAGATTGACGCTCAGATCCGGATGGAAGAGCAGAAGCGGAAGATCCAGAAAGACGCCGTTGATGCCGCCGCCCGAGTCGATGAGTTGGAGATTCGCCAAGCCGAATCCTCCGCCAGACAGCAGCTTGAGGCTGCGAAGATGGGCGTCGATATTCAGAAGGACAAAGCCAAGCAACAGGCCGAAGGTGTACGCCTTGGGATTGAGATTGCTAAGGCGAAGGATCTTGCCGATATCGCACGCACGTCGGCATCCACCAAGTCCAAGTCAAAGGAGTAACTGTAGCCCATGAACTACAGCACACCACTCGATTACCTCAACTCAAAACTTGAGGAAGAGAAGCGGCTTATCGTTGACAGCCTGATACAGGGCAAGCTCAACGAGTCTGAATACAAGAGATTGTGCGGGGCGTTACAGGGTCTCGACCTCGCCAAAAACCATATCAAAGACCTTGCCAATAAACTGGAGCGTGCTGATGAGTAATATTGATATCGAAGCCACCAAGGAGCAGGCAGAGAAGGCAAAACTTCTCCCTGAGCCAAGGGGCTACCGAATCCTCTGCGCCATCCCGCAGGTGGAGGAGGAGTATGACGGCGGCATCATCAAAGCCGAGGACACCAAGAAGACTGAGGAGCAGACCACCGTCGTGCTGTTCGTAGTCAAGATGGGTGACCTTTGCTACGCCGACAAGGACCGGTTTCCGACTGGCCCGTGGTGCAAGGAGGGGGACTTCGTTCTGACCCGTCCGTACTCGGGTACCCGCGTGGTTATCCACGGTCGTGAGTTCCGGATCATCAACGACGACACGGTGGAAGCGGTGGTCCAAGACCCCCGTGGCATCCGTCGTGCTTAAGGGAGGACCTAAATGAACGCACAGGAATTCAGATTCCCCGACGAAATCAAGTCGGACGAGACCAAGTCTGCAGATGCTCTGGACATTGAAATTGTGGATGACATGCCGCCTGAAGATAAGGCCCATGCCGCCCCGATGCCCAAGGAGATCGTCGAGGAACTAGAGAAGGATGACCTCGATAAGTACTCCGACGACGTGAAAGAGCGTTTCCGCCAGATGAAGAAGGTCTGGAACGACGAGCGTCGGGAGAAAGAGCGGTATGCCCGTGAGAAGGCCGAGGCTGAGCGGTTTGCTCAGATGCAGTTCGAAGAGAACCGCAAACTCAAGCAGCGGCTTGGACAGGGCGAGAAGGTCTATATTCAGGAAGTCACCAAGGCTGCGAATATCGAACTTACGACCGCTAAGGAAAAACTCAAGCAAGCTTATGAATTGGGTGATGCCGACAAGATCACCGAAGCACAAGAAAGCTTGACAGAAGCCAAGCTGAAGCTTCGTGACTACGAACGGTTCAAGCCCTCTTTACAAACTGGAGAACAGGGTGTACAAGCAAATCAAGAGGTAACGACACCGCAAGGATCTGCTCCGGTCTACGACCCAAAAGCCGAGGCTTGGAGGCAGAAAAATTCTTGGTTCGGTGTGGATGAGGAGATGACCGCCCTCGCGCTCGGCCTCCATGAAAAGCTGGTCCGGTCGGGTATGGATCCGCGTAGCGATGATTACTACCGCCGTATCGACGAGACGATTAAGAAGCGATTTCCGGAGGTATTTGAAAGTACAACTGAGGAAGAGCCGACGAGGGAGCAGGCCAAAACCGCCCCGCGTGCAAAACCAGCAGCCAACGTGGTTGCTCCGGTGACTCGGGCCACATCCCCGAGACAGGTTCGATTAACAACGTCTCAAGTTGCACTTGCTAAGAAACTTGGCTTGAGCAACGAGCAGTACGCAAAAGAACTTATGAAACTGGAGAACTACAATGGCTGAGAGTCGCCTTGATCGAGAACTTGAGAAGCGTGAGTCAACGCAGCGTAAAGTCACTTGGACGCCCCCGCAGGTGCTTCCTTCACCCAAGGAGCAGCCCGGTTGGGTTCACAGGTGGATCCGGACCAGTTTGATGGGGACCGCAGACCCTACGAATACGTCCGCAAAACTCCGCGAAGGTTGGGAGCCTTGTAAGGCCGAAGACTACCCGGAGTTGATGCTACAAGCCGATCCGAACTCCCGTTTCAAGGGGAATATCGAGATCGGTGGCCTGTTGTTGTGCAAGGCCCCAGAAGAACTCATGAAGCAGCGTGATAACTTCTATACACGTCAGGCTGAGTCTCAGATGGATGCCGTGGACAACAACTTCATGCGTCAGAACGATGCGCGTATGCCGCTCTTTACCGAGAAGCGAACAACCACATCGTTTGGGCGCGGTGGTAAATAAATTCACTTTTTAGGAGTATCAAATGGCTTATCCCACTGTTGATGCACCTTATGGACTGAAGCCGGTCAACTTGGTTGGCGGTCTTCCGTTCGCGGGTGCGACTCGACAGATCCCGATTGGGAACGCTTACGGCACGTCGATCTTCAACGGCGATGTCGTGCAGCTTAACTCGTCGGGAAATGTCATCATCACGACCCTTCAGAACAATGCCGCGCCGGTCAACGGCGTGATTGGTGTGTTCCTCGGGTGCTCGTACACGAACCCGGCCACGAAGCAGAAAGTATTCTCGCAGTACTATCCGGCTTCGACGGCGGCTGACGACATCTTGGCGTACATTTCGGATGATCCGAATGCGCTGTACAAGGTCGTCAACGTGACGAGCAACGTTGCGGACAGCACCACGGGTGGTCTGCTTCCGGCGTACGTGTCCCGTGCCAACTCGTTTGGTACGAACGCGGAACTCGTGCTCAACACGGGTTCTACGACGACCGGTAACAGCCGTATGGGCGTCTTCATCAACAACGTGACGAGCTCGCTGCCGTTCCGTGTGGTTGATGTTGTGACCGATTCGGCCAACAGCAGCGGCAACCTTGTCGAGTTCATCGTCAAGTTTAACGCTGGTTACCACGCGTATAACAACGCGACTGGCACCTAATAGGGGAGTTCTAAGAAATGGCTATTTCACGTGCACAACTTCTTAAGGAGCTGCTGCCCGGTCTGAACGCCCTGTTCGGTCTGGAGTACAAGCAGTACGGTGAGGAGCACAAGGAGATCTACGAGACTGAGACCTCCGAGCGTTCCTTCGAAGAGGAAACGAAGCTCAGCGGGTTCTCCGCTGCTCCGGTCAAGCCGGAAGGACAGGCGATTGCGTATGACAACGCGCAGGAAGCTTGGACTGCTCGCTACAACCACGAGACCATCGCTCTCGGCTTCTCCATCACGGAAGAGGCGGTTGAGGACAACCTGTATGACTCGCTCAGCAAGCGTTACACGAAGTCGCTTGCTCGTGCCATGGCGTACACGAAGCAGGTCAAGGGTGCTGCGGTTCTGAACAACGGCTTCTCGGCGTCCTACCCCGGTGGTGACGGCGTTGCCCTGTTCTCGACGGCTCACCCGCTGGTCTCGGGCGGCACCAACAGCAACCGTCCCACTGTCGGTGCGGACCTTAACGAAACGTCGCTTGAGGCTGCGGTCATCCAGATCGCCGCTTGGACCGACGAGCGTGGTCTGCTCATTGCTGCGAAGCCGCGTAAGCTCGTCGTCCCCCCGGCTCTGATGTTCGTTGCCAAGCGTCTCCTCGACACGGAACTCCGTGTGGCGACTGCGGATAACGACATCAACGCCCTCAAGGCGATGGGTTCGATTCCGGAAGGCTATACGGTCAACCACTTCCTGACGGACACGAATGCTTGGTTCCTCCGAACCGACGTTCCGAACGGCATGAAGCACTTTGTCCGTACGCCGCTGGCTAACAGCATGGACGGGGATTTCGACACCGGCAACGTCCGGTACAAGAGCCGCGAGCGTTACTCGTTCGGCTGGTCGGATCCGCTCGGCATGTACGGTTCGCCGGGTGCTTGATGAACTAGGTGAGGGGGGCTTCGGCCCCCCTTTCCTTTTTTGATTTCTAGGCGTATATAGTCGTTATCGGGAAAATTCGGTTTATCAGACAGGCCCGACTGACGACATGCAGACTGATAAACCTAACTCGCATGTGAGGTATTTATAATGGCTGTTACAACTTTTTCCGGCCCGGTAGTTTCTCAGAACGGCTTCATTGTCGGTTCCGGTGCCACGATTGCTAAGGTTCTTAGCGGTTCCGCTTCTCTCAACTTCGGCTCGATTGCTGCGGCTGCTCAGGCTGACCTGACCATCACGGTGACGGGTGCGGCGGCTGGCGACGAAGTGATCATGGGCCTCCCGGCTGCTCCCGCTGCGGGCATCGTTTTCAACGCGTTTGTCTCGGCTGCGAACACGGTCACGATCCGTGCGAGCAACATCTCCGCTGCCTCGGTTGACCCGGCTGCTGCTACGTATAATGTGATCGTACTGTCCGCCTAATAGGAGCCACACATGGCTATGCAAACAGATGTCTTAGCCAGTGGAGTGCGGACGACGGATGGGCTGCTGCAGGATCAGGCCGGGAATGATCTCGGTCGTGTTCGTGTAAAGGCCATCTACATCATCCCCGCCGCTGGCGCAGGCAGTGTGGTCTTTAAGGACGGCGGTGCCTCGGGCACGACCCGGTTGACGATCAACACGCTTGCCAACTCCACGGCCCCGGATTACGTACTGCTTCCGGGCGAAGGTCTGGTCTTCCAGACTAACGTATACGTGGATGTCACGACCATCGGCTCAGTGATGGTGTTCTATGGCTAAAACCCCTGCGTGGCAGCGTAAGGAAGGGAAAAACCCTGCTGGCGGCTTAAATGCCAAAGGCAGGGCTTCCTATAACCGTGCGAATCCCGGCAAGCCCGGTCTCAAGGCCCCTCAACCTGAAGGCGGCTCCCGTAAGAAGTCATTCTGTGCCCGGATGTCGGGAATGAAGAAGAAACTTACGAGCGCGAAAACCGCTAATGATCCAAACAGCCGAATCAATAAATCTTTACGTGCATGGAAGTGTTAATCCATGGAAATGCTCGTTTGGAACGTGGTTCTTAGCGGAATCGTGACGATCATTGGGTTTGTCATGAAGGAAAAATCAACGGAAATAACCCGGTTGAACATCCTCCTTAACAAGACCCGCGAAGAAGTCGCTCGCGATCATGTAACGCGCATGGAAGTCCGTGCGGATGCACAGGTGCTGCTCGACAGGCTTGACCGGCTTGAGCAGAAGATAGACCGGTTAGTGGAGCAGCACCGTGCCCAGTAAATCCGGTAAGCAACACCGTCTGATGGCTTTGGTCGCTAATGATCCGAAGGCGGCGAAGCGTTTGGGCGTCCCTCAGAAAGTTGGTAAAGAATTTATGAAGGCCGATAAAGGTCGTAAATTCAGGAGTAAATCAAAATGAAAGAGTCCAATACGGAAAAATTTAAGGCTGGACTGAAAGGTCGCGAAGACCTCCGAAATAAACTTGCTGCGACGAGGTCTCGTGAGGAGGCTTTCCGCAAGGCTAATTCGGTTGAGGCTCGCGCTGCGGCGCAGCGTGCAGCCCGTTCTGCCCCTCCTGCTACCCGTCCCTCCGCTCCCTCCGGTGGTGCTGCCACTCCTGTCAGCGGAATGGGCACAGCCGGTGGTACTACTCAAACCATGATGCGTAAGGGCGGCATGGCTGGCTCCTACCGCAAGGCTGCTGACGGCATTACGTCCAAGGGCAAGACCAAGGGCACGACGGTCAAGATGCGCGAAGGTGGTTCGGTGTTCCGCAAGGCTGCTGACGGCATTACGTCCAAGGGCAAGACCAAGGGCACGATGGTCAAGATGGCTTACGGCGGTAAGTGCTGATGGCTGCTGCCAAAAGTAAGTCCGCAAGCACGGGCGAGGCTGTGCCTCCTCCGGATAGCGCAGAACGGCGGGAATTCTTGCGGCAGCAGGAAGCCCTGATTCGGGCGCAGGAAGCGGCTGCTGCTGAGCGTCGTCGAAAGGCTGCTGCTCGTGAGGCTGCTTCGTCCGATGCAAAGTTGGAGCAGGCTGCTAAAGATAAGGAACAGGCGGACAAGGACCGGCGGATGCGTGAAGCCGCTGAGCGTGCAAAGCGTGAACCGATGTTTAAGCGTGGTGGCTCCGTCTCTTCCGCTTCCAAGCGTGCTGATGGCTGCGCGACTAAGGGTAAGACTCGCGGGAAGTTCATCTGATGATGCCCTCACGCGGCATGGGCGCTATGGCACCGGGAAAAATTCCTCGCGCTAAGCGGCGTGGGGATAGTAAGCCCGTTAAAGGTACTGGCGAGCCGATTAAAACCTTCAAGGAAGGCGGCAAGAGTAAGGTGAACGAGGCTGGGAACTACACCAAGCCCGGTATGCGTAAGAGCCTGTTTGAGTCAATCAAGTCCCGTGCCGTGCAGGGCACTAAAGCGGGGCAGTGGTCGGCCCGTAAGGCTCAGTTGCTGGCTAAGCAGTACAAGGCGAAAGGTGGCGGGTACAGAGACTAATATGAAAGCCCCACAGCAATCGCTTAAGGCGTGGACTCAGCAAAAGTGGAGAACGAAGAGTGGTAAACGATCTTCTGACACGGGTGAGAGATATCTTCCGGAATCTGCGATCAATGCTCTCAGCCCCGCCGAGTATGCCCGAACCTCCGCCGCCAAGCGTAAAGGCAAAGCGCAAGGTAAACAGTTCGTTGCTCAGCCAAAAAGCATTGCTGCGAAAACACGCAGCTACCGGCAGGCAGGCAAAAGGTAAGAAGTGATGGCCGATAAGACTACAGCCACAACCGACTTCAACCTCGACCTCAATACCATCGTAGAGGAGGCTTTCGAGCGTTGCGGTGCGGAACTGCGTAGCGGTTACGACCTGCGTACGGCAAAGCGTAGTCTGTCCCTGCTTCTTATGGACTGGGCCAACCGGGGCATCAACCTCTGGACCCTTGAGCAGGGTACGCACACCCTGACCTACAATGTCGGGACGTATGACCTTGCTGCCGATACGGTGGATCTGCTGGACCATGTAATCCGTACGGGTACCGGCACGAACCAGATCGATATCAATATCAGCCGTATTTCGTCCAGTACCTACGTTGCTATCCCGAACAAGAACGCAACGGGTCGCCCGATCCAGATCTGGATCAACCGTCGTACGGGCGCAACGGACTCGGCTGGTGCGGTGGTTTACCCGCAGTTCACGGTGTGGCCGAAACCTGACAACAGTACGACGTACACCCTGTACTACACCCGTCTGCGCCGGATGTTCGATGTGGGTAATGGCTCCAACGGGCAGGATATACCGTTCCGTTTCCTGCCCTGCATGGTGGCGGGGCTGGCGTACATGCTCTCGATGAAGATTCCGGGAGCGGATGTTCGTACGATGGTACTTAAGGCGCAGTACGACGAGGCGTGGGACCTCGCGGCTGGCGAGGACCGCGAGAAGGCGGCGGTGCGGTTTGTGCCCCGGCAGTCGTTCTTAGGCGGGTACTGAGATGCCTAATCGTTTCGCATCCGGCAAAAATGCTATCTCGCAATGCGATATTTGCGGGTGGCGGTACAAGTTGAGGGACTTGAAGCCGCTTGTCATCAAGACCAAGAACGTTAACATCTTGGCTTGTACCGAGTGCTGGAACCCTGACCACCCGCAGTTGTCGCTTGGTCTGTACCCAGTGGACGACCCGCAGGCTATACGGAACCCCCGCCCAGATACCACCTATTACGCCCCCGGCAACGACGGTGCAGGTGGTAGTAGAATGATCCAGTGGGGCTGGAATCCGATTGGCGGCGCTCAGGCGACAGATGCGGGGCTGACCCCAAATTATCTCGTATCCAAGGGATACGTAGGCGATGTAACGGTCGTAACGACCTAGGAGATTGTGATGAAACACAGTGATGTAAAGATGGACAAGGCCATGATGAAGAAGGCCGTCCACAGGCATGAGAAGGCAATGCACCCCGGCAAGCCGCTGACGAAGCTCCGTGCGGGTGGCAAGACCAACGCGGACATGAAGAAGTATGGCCGTGGCATGGCTAAGGTCATGAATCAGCGCAGCCCGATGCGCGGTTCGTCTGGCCCGAGGTAATCATCATGGGTAAGCCCGATTTCAAGTTCCTCGATTGGGACATGAACCCAATCGGCAAGTACAAGCAGCCTGAGCCGAACAACGCTCCTACGGGCGAGAACGGCTATCCTGAGAAGGACATCAATGTGGGTGTGACCCACATGGACATGCAGGGTGCTGGCGCTGCCACCAAGGGCAAGAAGTTCATTGCAGAAGTGAACCTGCAGAAGGGTGGCTTGGCTGGTGTTCTCACGCGTCAGGGTAAAGAGCGCGGTTAAGACATGAACTACGCAACGCTTGTCACATTGGTACAACAGTACTGCGAATCGACGGAAACGTCGTTCGTGGCGAATATTCCTACCTTTGTGCAACTTGCGGAAGAGCGGGTTTATAACTCGGTCCAGATCCCGGCTATCCGGCGTAATCAAATCGGTACTTTGACTCCGAACAACAAGTACTTGACGATGCCGCCGGACTGGCTTGCCACGTTCTCTTTGGCAGTCATCAATCCACTGACGAATGCTCAGGAGTTCTTGCTCGATAAGGATGTGAACTTCATCCGACAGTCCTACCCGGACCCGGACGATACGGGCGTACCCAAGTACTACGCCATCTTCGATAAGAACACGTTCATCCTTGGTCCAACACCTGATAGCAACTATCAGGTTGAAATGCATTACTACTATTACCCTGAGTCGATTGTTACGGCGGGCACTTCGTGGCTGGGCGATAACTTCGAAAATATTCTGCTATACGGAACGCTGCGCGAGGCTTACACCTACTTGAAGGGTGAGCAGGACATGATGGCGTACTACGAGCAGAAGTATCAGGAAGCCTTGCAGCAGTTGACCCGTCTTGGCGATGGCCTCAACCGGCGCGATGCATATCGCTCTGGTCAGGCTAGAGTGCCGGTTACGTCATGATCTACCAGACGCTTACGCTCAGTTTTAAAGATCAGATCCTAAAAGGTCAGCATGATCTTTTGACGGACACGATAAAATTGGCGTTGTACACAAGCGCGGCAACGTTGGATGAGAGCACCACGGCATACTCTGTGTCGAACGAGATAAGTGGTACGGGTTATTCGGCAGGCGGTAAAGTGCTGACCGGTGTGACCATCAACACGTCAAACGGTGTGGTCTACGTCAATTTCAACAACGCTGTGTGGAATCCGGCTTCTTTCACGGCGGCAGGCGGGTTGATCTATAACGCAAGCAAGAGCAACAAGTCGATAGCGGTACTGAGTTTTGGCGCGGACAAGACCGCTACTAACACCTTCACGGTGCAGATGCCTGTCAACACATCTACTTCTGCGCTGCTACGCTTCACTTAAGGAGTCATTGAGATGCTTACTAACAAAGCAAAGTCGGTAGACGAGGCGGCGGCTTCGATCACCAAGAACGACGGTGCGAAGGAAGGACTTCGTGGCGGCGGTGTTTTCCAGATCGAGTGCCGTGACAAGGACGGCAACCTGAAGTGGACCGCTGAGTCCCATAACCTCGTGGTGAACGTTGGTCTTCAGGACATGAACACGCAGTACTTCAAGGGCGTCTCCTACACGGCGGCGTGGTACATCGGCCTCTATGGCGCGGGTGCGTCGAACACCCCGGCGGCGTCGGACACGATGGCTCTGCACCCCGGTTGGATCGAGATCACCCCGTATAGCAATGCGACCCGCCCTGCGGCTACGTTCGGCACGGCATCGACTGCGGACCCGTCGATCATCACCAACTCGGCATCTCCTGCCCAGTACAACATCAACGCTACCGCGACGGTTGGCGGCGCGTTCTTGGTGAGCAACAGCACGAAGGGTGGCTCGACCGGCATCCTGTTCTCTGCTGCGGACTTCCAAGCCCCCGGTGACCGCAACGTTACCTCTGGTGATACGCTCAATGTGACCTACACTTTCAGCCTTGACGCAGCATAAGGAGCATCCTATGTACAAGAAGGGCGACCGCGTTCGCGTAAAGTCTGTTGTACCTGAAGGTCCTGTTGTCGCGATGCGTATGACTGAGGATGGAGTGATCTATTACCTCGTCGAGTGGACCGACACGGACGGGCTCAACCAGCAGCGTTGGTTCACAGAAGATCAGTTGACGGAGGCTTAAAATGCCTCTTGTACTTGCTGATCGTGTCAACGAGACCACGACTACTACTAGCACTGGCACAATAACTCTCGCCGGTGCCGTCAGTGGGTATCAGTCCTTTGCTGTCATCGGCAACGGGAACACTACCTATTACACGATTGTCCACCAGACCGCTAACGAGTGGGAAGTTGGCATCGGTACGTATACGTCTTCGGGAACTACGCTCTCCCGAGATACGGTGTTGGCGTCCTCTAACAGCGGTAGTCTCGTCAACTTTTCAGCAGGTACCAAGTTCGTCTTCTGTGACTATCCGGCTGGCCGGGCGGTCTATCTAGACACTGCTACGAACGTCACGATCCCCGGCTTGACCCTCTCCAACGGCACGGCCAACGGCGTCCTGTACTTGAACGGCAGCAAGGTGGCGACGAGCGGGTCAACGCTGACCTTTGATGGGACTTATTTTACTGCTAATGGGTTGCGACTGGCCGGTGCTGATGTAACGAATACGATTTATCAGGCGACTGGCGCGTTAGGCATTTCGACTGGAAGCGCAAGCGGGATAACTTTTTACACCAATCTTGCGAACAGATATCAAATTGACGCGACTGGTGTTGCCGTGTGGTCTGTCGGCGGCAGCGAATCCATGCGCCTCAATTCGACGGGCCTCGGCATCGGCACGGCGAGTCCGGCTACAACGCTTCATGTAAATGGACTTGGAGGTATTTTTTCACAAAGCGGTTTTAATTACGCCACGGTGTCGCAGTTAGCCTCGTCTGCTGACGCAGTTTTTGGCGGTGGCGTAATTGCCGATACGGTCGGCGGGCAACTCAAAAAGACCGTTGCTAACGACGGCAACTTTATTCGTTTACAGATTAGCGATGGCATTGCATTTCACACAGGCGCAACTGGCGCAGCAGGCTCTACCTTTGCTCGTACTTCTTTTGAGCGTATGCGGCTGACCGCTGCCGGAGACCTCGGCATCGGCACGGCGAGTCCGGCCAACTACGCCAACTACCGCAATCTCGCCATCAGCGGCACGACTGGCGCAAACATTGATATGCTGTCCGGCAGCACGAAGGTCGGCAATCTGTTCAATGATGCGACGAACTTCTACGCCTACAATGTCATCGCTGGCTCTTTGGTGTTTGGTACCAACAACACCGAGCGTATGCGCCTCGACTCCGCCGGACGTTTTCTTCTTGGTGCAAGTTCAAACACTAGCCGTGGCGGCTCTAATACCACTGCGCTTTTCTACAAAGCCTCTGGTACGCAGTACCTTGATATTCAGACCGGAACTAGCGGCGACAGCGGACTTCTTTTCTCGGCTACCAGCAGCAGCGCGTACGGGTTGATCAACTACAGTAACTCCGTTAATGCAATGCTGTTCTACGCAAACAGCGCAGAAGTATTCCGGATTACCTCCTCCGGCTTGCTCGGCCTCGGCACCACGAGTCCGGCAGCAAAACTTCATGTTGTTAACTCGACCCCGAACAGCGGTCGCCCGACAGCCCTGTTTGACGCTAACTATGGCAACGCCGGAGATACCGTTACGGGTCTTCGACTGAATGTTAACACTGGGGCTGGCGGCGGATATCAGTGGGGGTACTCAACGGAGTTTGTTCTCGCGCATAACATGGAGTTCATATCCGGCTCCAACTATGTTGCCCGTGCAACAACCGCTTCTTATTTGCAACAAATAGGCGGCGAATTTGTTTTCTTCTCTAATCAGAGCCTGACTGCCGGAAATACCTTCACTCCGACCGAGCGTATGCGTCTCAACTCCTCCGGCAACCTCGGCATCGGCACGGCGAGTCCGGCTACAAGGCTTCATGTTGATTCAAGCGCGACAAATACCACGGTCACTGTAGAGTCAGAGATTGATGGAGGGTCGTTATTTACCTCTGGGCTGAGTTTGATTCGCGCCGGGACTGTAGCAGGTTCTCGTATTCAAGCGTTGCGCGATGCAAGCGTTGGCGGCGTAGGGCTTAACTTTCTTACAACAGCGGATAACGCCGCAGAAATATCCGGCACATTGACCTCTCGTATGGTTCTTGACCGATCCGGCAACCTCGGCCTCGGGGTCACGCCGAGTGCGTGGGGGAGTGGCAATCGTTTCTTAGATGTAAACGCTTCTGCGTCGTATGGCGCGTTTGGCTCAACCGATGCAATGATGCTGGCGAACGCCTTTTGGAATGGCAGCAACTGGGTTCGCAAAAACGCAAATAACGCTTTCCGCTTTGTCATGGAGTCGGTTAACTCTGCTCCTACGATGAGTTGGCAAGTGGCAGCAAACAGCACCGCAGGCTCCACAATTTCGTGGACGCAGGCGATGACGCTGGATGCGAGTGGGAATTTGGGGGTGGGGGTTACTTCGCCAACCGTACCGATTGAAGTTCAGTCAAACTCCGGCGGCACTGGAATCATTATTCGCGGTCGTGCTACGGCCAACTCTGGCACGTTGCGTTTCTACGCAAACAACGGAACGACGCAGCAAGCAAAGTTTGAAGCCAACGACACAACTGTAGAAATTGGCTCTATTACCAATGTGCCGCTGCTGCTTTACGCCAACGGCTCCGAACGCGCCCGCATCGACTCATCGGGTCGGTTTTTAGTCGGGTACAGCACGAACCAAGACGGTTCTGTTTTTCAGTTTGACGCGAACTCTGTTGGATCAACAGTTTACACAGGCCGTATAGTTAATAGCAGTACGAGTACGTCGGTTTATAATGCTGTTCGTTGGCTCCAAGGCGCTGCTGGTTCTGCAGTCGGATATGTTGGTACAGGCGGATCAGCCGTCGGAAATCCCTCATTTCAAAATAATTTTGTTGTCGGGACGCAAAATAGTAACGCGCTAGTTTTCAATACCAACGACATCGAACGCATGCGCATCACGAGCGGGGGAAATGTCGGAATCGCAGAAGGCAATAACCCAACTCAGGCTCTTAGCCTATATCGCAGCGGCTCCACCAACGCCATCATGTCTGCTGGCAACAGCAACACGGGTCTTGACGGCACTTGGTTTGGCGTTGATACGGTTGGTAACGGCATCGTCAATGTCCGTGGAGCCTTCCCGCTGCTCTTCAGCACGAGCGCACTTGAACGCGCCCGCATCACGAGCGGGGGGAAACTGCTTGTAGGAACTACAACGGCAGGATATGGATTGTTTACAGCACAAAGGGTCACGATAAATCCAGATAATGATGGAATAGTTGTTGCTCCGTTGGCGCAAAATTTATCTGCGTATACTGTTCAAGCAAATAATGACACGGGTACACGCTATGCGCTGTATATCGCAAATGGGTCTAGCACAGCAGTTGGAACTATATCGTTTACAAGCGCAGCGACTGCTTACAACACCTCGTCCGACCGTCGTCTAAAGGACAATATTGCTCCTGCTGATGATGCAGGGTCAGTCATTGATGCAATTGAAGTTGTTAAGCACGATTGGAAGGTTGGCGGTCATACCCGTTATGGCATGATTGCCCAAGACCTGCACATGGTCGCGCCCGAGGCAGTTTCGGTTGGCGATGCAGACGATGTAGAAGACTTCAAGAACCCGTGGGGCGTGGACTACAGCAAACTTGTGCCTATGCTTGTGAAAGAAATTCAATCCTTGCGACAACGTGTCGCTCAACTTGAGGTTAAATAAATGTCCGCTACAATCGTTTGGAATATCTCGCAACTTGACTGTCTTCCGCAGAGCCCGGAGGGCGTGGATTACGTCGTAACTGCCCACTGGCAGTGCAACGGCTCGGAAGTGTCAGGAAGCAATACTTACAGTGGCAGCACCTACGGCACTGCTTCGTTCTCGGTTGTGCAGGGTGAGTCTTTCACCCCGTATGCCAATCTGACGCAGGATCAGGTGCTAGGCTGGTGCTGGGCTAACGGGGTCGATAAGGCCGCGAACGAAGCCAACGTGCAGCAACAGATTGACAATCAGATCAATCCGCCTATCGTATCGCCTCCGCTGCCGTGGGCACCCCCGGCGGTCTAATCGTTCTATCAACAACGGGCCAAAACCCGCAAAGGTGAGTTATGGAAAACAAGATCAAGTTTGACGACCTTTCGATTGACGAGGCTAACCTCATTTTCTTGGCGCTGTCCAAACTGCCGTTCGAGGCAGTGGCAGGGCTTTTTGGCAAACTTCAGCAGCAGGCACAGGCTCAGTTGCAACAGCAGCCGCCGAGCGCCCCTCCAGAAATTGAGTGATGTTTAGCAACGGGCCGATCTCGTCATGGACGATCAGCGGGTTTCAGCAATACCTGAACTCTGCTGTATCTGAATCCGTAACGGGATCGGACTCCGTTGCTTCTGTCCTTTTTGCTGTCTCGTCTATATCCGAGACAAGCACTGCGTCTGACTCGGTGGATGCACCGGGCAGCATCTTCAACAGCAGCATTATCCTGACCGGCAACGCCTCCTCGCAGTTCTTCACTCAGCCCATATTTGTGGCTCAAGTCGAGGAAGAGGCAATAGGAGGGGACCCGTTTGAGGCTACGGTCGATTTCGTCTCTTTGGTCAGCGAAGTTGCCATCCCGTCTGATGCGGTGTCGGCAACGCCGATATACGTGTCTAACGTTGCAGAAACGGGCGTAGCCGCAGAAACCCTTACTCCGTCGTTCTCGGTGTTCATCACTGTTCCTGAGTCGGCTACGGGGACAGATACCATCACCCCGACAATCAACATGTCGGCATCGGTTGCAGAAACTTCTTCGTCTTCAGCGCAGGTGTTCTCGCTGGGCGTGTTCAACTCACAGTTTTCTGACAGCACTGTCATCAACGATGTGGCCTTGGCGGGCGTTACCTTCCAGTCCCTGTTCAGCGGGTCCGCCTCCCTGTTCGACACTGTATCCGGGGCCTATTTGTGGAACCCGGTAGATGACAGCCAAGGCTCAATATGGCAACCTGTGAACGACTCTCAGACAGGTGGTTGGACGCCCGTAGACGACTCACAATCAACAACTTGGACCAATCTGGATCCGGACGGCTAAGCCGTTTCTAGGGGTATGAAATGACTACTTATAGTTCCAATCTTGGCATCGAACTTATCGGCACGGGCGAACAGTCCGGCACGTGGGGTGTCACGACCAATACTAACCTTGGCACCCTGCTTGAGCAGTCCATTGCCGGGTATGTGACTCAAACCGTCACGGACAGTGCCTCCCCCACCATCCTGACCATCCCGAATGGTGCTACGGGCGTGGCCCGTAACATGTACATTGAGTTGATTGGTACCCTGACCGCAGCGCGGACAGTTGAGGTGCCGAACAACAAGAAACTGTACTTTATTTTTAACAACACCACGGGTGGCTTTGCAGTCACGGTCAAGGTCGCGGGCCAGACCGGTGTGTCGGTTGCCAGCACTATTAAGACCATCCTCGTCTGTAATGGCACGGACATTGTCACCGCGACCAACTTGATTGGCCCCACCGGCCCCACGGGTCCGACTGGGCCTACTGGTCCTGTGGGTCCGACTGGTGCTACGGGGCCGACTGGCCCCACAGGCGCGACTGGTCCGACTGGTACGGCGGCAACGATTGCCGTAGGCACGACCACGACTAGCCCCGCAGGAGGCTCTGCGGCAGTCACCAACGTTGGTACCCCGTCCGCTGCGACGTTCAACTTCACCATCCCGACCGGCCCCACGGGTCCTACAGGTCCGACCGGCCCCACCGGTCCTATCGGTCTGACTGGCCCGACTGGGCCTACAGGTGCTGCCTCTACAGTGCCGGGTCCTCCGGGGCCGACTGGTCCGTCTGGTCCCACGGGTCCGACTGGTTCTGCCGCTACGCTGACGCTGGGCACGGTCACGACGGGTCCTGCGGGTAGTCCTGCCTCTATTACGAACTCGGGCACGACAAGCGCAGCGGTCTTTAACTTTACTTTGCCCACCGGTCCTACGGGTCCTACCGGCCCTACTGGTGTTACGGGTCCTACCGGCCCTACGGGTCCTGCGTCAACGGTGGCTGGCCCTCCGGGTCCTCCGGGGCCGACTGGTACAACGGGTGCTACGGGTCCTACCGGCCCTACGGGTCCTGCGTCAACGGTGGCTGGTCCTCCGGGTCCGACTGGTCCGACCGGCCCGACTGGCCCTGCTTCGACTGTGGCCGGTCCTCCGGGTCCGACTGGTCCGAGCGGCCCGACTGGCTTGACTGGTCCTACGGGTCCGACTGGCGCTGCGGGATCTGCGGCGACAATTACTGTTGGCACGACTACGACCGGCCCTGCCGGTACGCCTGCGGCGGTGTCGAACTCTGGAACTTCGTCGGCAGCGGTATTTAACTTCACGATTCCGCAGGGTTCGGCAGGTGCTACGGGTCCTACGGGTCCCACCGGTCCGCAGGGTCTCACGGGTCCTACTGGCCCAACAGGTTCGACTGGCTCACCGGGTCCCACAGGCCCCACGGGTTCGGCTGCAACTATTACGGTTGGCACGACTACGACTGGTCCTGCGGGTGGTTCGGCTTCGGTTACGAACTCAGGCACTACGTCGGCTGCAATCTTTAACTTCACTATCCCGACCGGCCCAACTGGGCCTACGGGTCCGACCGGTCCTGTTGGTCCTACCGGCCCTGCTTCGACTGTGGCTGGTCCTCCGGGTCCGATTGGTTCGACCGGCCCGACTGGCTTGACAGGCCCGACCGGTCCTACCGGCCCTCTGGGTCCCACGGGTCCTACTGGTCCTACGGGGCCTCCGGGTCCGGCTGGTGCCAACTACTTGCGTAACGTGACGAGCGGATACACGGGTGGTGGTCAGGTCTTTGTGTCTTCAGGCACTCCGACTGCATCCAACGCAGGCGACGTGTGGTTCCAAATCTAAGAGGTTGTCATGCCGCTTAAGGTGTGGAACGGTTCGTCATGGCAGGTCCAAGCTCAACTTAAGGTTTGGAACGGATCGTCGTGGGTATCGACTAATGCACTGAACAACGCCAAATCTGCAAGGGTTTGGAATGGGTCGTCGTGGGTGCAGTTTCATCCGGGTGTGCGAATCGACGAATACCCGCCTACCAGCAACTCTATTGACCTGTTTCACTACGCACTGGATACGAGCGGAACCTACGCCAACTCGTTTGTTAAGGTAGAACTTAACTCAAATGGTACGGCGACGTATTCGTATGCAGACCAGACGACTGGCGGGACCAACTACCTGACCTATAGTTGGCTGCTTACCGGTGCCAACACCGACTACTATGCCTATATGGACGCGCCAAGCGGGGATCCGTTCTCCATCGGAAGTTCTGCAACAGCGACTTCGCTGCAACTGAATACTACTAGGTCGTGGGATTTGTACGTTGAAAATTTTGTGAACAATTCATCAGTATTTAAATCTTTAGTATCTACGCTTCGTATCAAAAATAGTGCAGGTACCGATATCCTTTCGGTATTTGTAAATATGTACGTCGAAGCACAAGTAGGACTCCCCCCGTAATGAAAGGCGAATGGTGTTACTTCAAGTCTTACTTCCCGGCAGATTACTGCCAGCACATCATTGATGTTGCCACGAAACGGGAACCGAGCGAGGCTCAGATCGGTACAAATGACGGTATCCAATCGGATACATCGTTCCGGCGGTCAAGCATCTGGTTCGTCAACAAGGGCGATACCGAACTTGACTACATGTTCGATGAGTTGTGGCGGCTTGCCGTCTGGGCCAACCGTGATTGGTTTGATGTGCATATCAGCAAGATCGACTACTACCAGATTGCAGAATATGACGGCGAGAGACAAGGCGAGTACAAGACGCACCACGACATTTTCTACATGAATGGCGATCCGTACTACCACCGCAAACTCTCGTGCGTCATTCAATTGACGGACCCTGCCGAGTACAAGGGCGGCGACCTGACGTTTGAACACGTTACGCACTACCCGAACGCCGAGGAGATGAGGCAGCAGGGCACGGTGATCTTCTTCCCCTCGTTTGTGCGCCATGCGGCGCTGCCTGTGACAGAAGGGAAGCGGCACTCGATTGCCGCGTGGTTTGACGGACCTAAGTGGAGATAAAGATGAACTTTGGCGAGATAATGAAGATGCTGGTGCCTGTCCTTATAGCCTGCATCGCATGGCTCTTGGGTCAGGTCAGTTCGTTCAGCACCCGCTTGACCCGTATCGAAGGCCAGATGCCTGCGCTCATCACGCCGGAGGGTGTGCCGACCGACAGTCCCATCTCGGCAGAGCGCCGTCAGCGTCAGAAGGAAGAACTGCTCGACAAGATTTATGACCTTCAGATGCGGGTCAAGTTGCTTGAGCAAAAGGAGACAGACAAATGATTCCCGCAGCACTCTCTGCCATCCTCAAGCCCCTGCTCGGCAGCGGCCTCAACCTCGTCGCCAACGCCGTGTTGGCGAAGGGCAAGGACTATGTCGAGAACAAGTTGGGCGTGGAACTGAAGCCGGACATGACTAGCGAGGACTTGGCGAAGATTCAGATTGCCCAGATGGAGCATGAGGAAGAACTGCTCAAGTTGCGGTTGGAGGAGGACAAACTCGACCTCGCTGAACTGGAAGCGCGGTTGAAGGACACCAACGATGCGCGGCAGCGTGAGGTGCAGATTGCGACCTCTGATAAGGCTCCGTTACTGAATAAAATCATCACCCCGGTGTTGGCGCTTGGCATCCTCGGGCTGACCTTCGTGCTGTTCGGCGTCGTCATGTTTGATAACACGCCGGTCGAGGCCAGTCGCAAGGACATCCTCATCTATGTCCTTGGGGTGCTGTCTGACGTGTCCACGCAGGTTGCGGCGTATTACTTCGGGTCGAGCGCGGGGTCGAAAGAAAAGACCGAAGCGTTGAAGGAGGCACTCAAGTGAGTCTCGTGGCAGAACAGGCGGCGTTCCTGCTGGATGTCGCCAAACTCATTAACAAGGCGACGGAGTTGGGCTTTGTCGTGACGGGTGGTGAACTCGCACGTACCCCGGAACAGCAGGCCATTTATGTCAAGACTGGCCGCAGCAAGACGATGAACAGCATCCACCTCAAGCGGTGCGCCATCGACCTGAATTTTTTCAAAAACGGCAAACTCTGCTACGACATCCCGGCGCTCACCCCGGTCGGTGAGTACTGGCAGAGTCTGAACCCGAAGAACCAATGGGGCGGGTTCTGGAAGTCGTTCAAGGATGTCCCGCATTTCGAGCGTAGGGTCTAACAATGCCTCTGCAGAAACTTGAACTGCGTCCCGGTATAAATCGCGAGTCCACCACGTACGCTAACGAGGGTGGCTTTTACGCTTGCGATAAGGTCCGGTTCCGTTCGGGTTATGCAGAAAAGATCGGTGGCTGGATCAACCAGTCCACTTTTACGTTCAAGGGGGTATGCCGGTCGCTCTTTAACTGGATCACCCTTGCTAGCGATAACCTGCTTGGTGTGGGCACCAACTCCAAGATATACGTGGAGAACGCAGGTATCTACCACGACATCACCCCGCTTGCTCAGACCATAACGCTGCCTAACAATCCGTTTGCGACGATCAACGGTAGTTACCGTGTCACCGTGACGACCACGCTGCCGCACAATATCAGTGTCGGTACATATGTCACTTTTTCAGGCGTGTCGGGCAGCGGCGTAGTCAACGGCGTAACGTTGAATGGCAACTTCGAGGTCCTCACGGTCCCGACCAGCACTTCGTTCACCATCCTTGGTGCAGTTGTTGCTACGTCCACGGGGTCAGGTGGCGGCGCTGCCGTGTCTGCGGCGATTGAGATAAGTGCAGGCAACGCGACCTTTTCGCTTGGTCTTGGCTGGGGCGGTGGCCCGTGGGGTTTTGGTGGATGGGGCGTAGGCTCTGCGCTTGCTTCGCAGATCCGGCTCTGGTCGCAGGACAACGACAGGGAGAACCTGCTTTTCAATCCGCGCTCTGGTGCTATCTACTACTGGGAGAAGAACACCTCTACGTGGCCACGTGCCATCACGTTGAACGCCTATGCCAACACGCAGGTCAAGGCCACCACGGAAGCCGACTTTCTTTCAGCCGTGACCACAATCACGGTCATCGACCCGAACGGTATTGATACTGGCTCTGTGGTGTCAGGAACTGGTATACCGGCGGGGACTTATGTCACGACGGCGTACATCGCGGGTAGTTACACGGTACCCATCTCTGCGGCGACGACTGCGCCTTCGTCTGGCACTTACACGTTCAGTTATGCAGGTAGGCACGTCCCGAACAACACCTATCAGGTTGCCACGTCAAGCGTAGGCAATTTCACCATCGCGTTCGGGTCCAACCCGTACAACCCCGTCAACTTCGCGGAAGACTTCGACCCGCTGCTCGTGCGTTGGTCGGATGCAGACAATCCGTTTGAGTGGGTCCCGGCGACGACGAATCAGTCTGGCGAGAACCGCCTGTCGTACGGCTCGTACATCGTGGCTGCGCTTGATACCCGGCAGGAAATCCTCATCTGGACGGACGCTGCCATCTTCTCGATGCAGTACCTTGGTCCGCCGTACGTGTTCAGCCAGAACCTGCTGATGGACAACATCTCCATCGCATCGCCTAACGCTGCCATCACGGTCAACAACGTGACCTACTGGATGGGCGTGGACAAGTTCTATCAGTACTCGGGCCGCGTTGAGACACTGCCGTGCAGCCTCCGTCAGTTCGTGTTCACCGATATCAACACGGATCAGTTGGCGCAGATCGTGGCCGGTACCAACGAGGGTTATAACGAGGTCTGGTGGTTCTACCCCACTGCGAACAGCCTCGTGAACAACCGGTACGTGATCTATAACCACCTTGAGCGAATCTGGTACTACGGTGATCTTGAGCGGTCCTTCTGGCTTGACTCGCCGCTTCGGCAGTACCCGATGGCTTCGTTCAGCATCCAGACTTCGTACCTGTCAGATGCCATCAATAGCAGTGTGACGATACTGCCGATGGTGAACGCTGCGTCTTATGCGAACGAGGGCGTAGTCACGATTGACTTTGAGAAAATCTACTACACCGGCAAGACCTCAAACTCGCTGACCGGCTGCACGCGTGGGTACGACGGGACTGCAGCAACGTCCCATATCCAGTACAGCACTGTGTCCTATAGCGTGCCTAATCAGGTCATGAACCACGAGAACGGGAACGACGACCGCTCTACGAGCGAGATCCTGCCGATTGCAGCCTACATCGAGACTTCGGACTTCGACATCCAAGACGGGCAGAGCTTCGGGTACATCTGGCGCATGCTGCCTGATCTGACCTTCAACGGGTCGAACTCGAACACGCCGTCCGTAACGCTGACCGTTAAGCCGAGACAGAACTCCGGCAGTGCCTACTCTGCGGCTAATACACCGACTGTGACTGAAACGCAGTCCTTCCCGATTGAACTTTATACGGGTCAGGTCTATACCCGCGTGCGTGGCCGTCAGATGTCCTTCCGTATGTCCTCAGCCGACATCGGTGTGGCGTGGCAGATGGGTATGATGCGCCTTGACATCCGTCCTGACGGGAGACGCTGATGATTGAAACACGCCCCTCCAAGGCTTCTAACCTTGCCATTGCTCCGGTGGATTACCAGCAGCGGTATCAGGACCAACTTAATAATCAGTTGCGTATCTACTTCAACCAAGTGGACGGCAACACGCAGGAGTTGATCCAGAAACTTAATAGCCTGTCTGTGTTGTGCTGGCTTGGTGAAGGGTCCTTCTAATGGCCTTCCAGAACATAGTCGGCAACCGGTTGGCGCAGGCGGAAACGACCACTTCGTACGCCATCATCTATACGACGCCTTCCTTGACTCGCACCTACGTCAAGAACATTGATATCTGCAACACGACATCTGGGTCGCTGCGGTTCTATATCCACTTGATCCCGAAGGGTGGCACGGCGGGTACTAGTAACGCGCTTTTTTACAACGCGCCAATCAATGCCAACACGACCGTGCAGTGGACCGGCTCTGAGATCCTGACTCCGGGTGACCTGATTCAGATCAAGGGCAGCGCCGCAGGCATCTCGGTGACCATCACGGGTGGTGAAGCCACATGACGATTACAGTCTATCCGCCGTACGGGTCGGACCCTAACAACCCCATCAACGTCACTTTTCCGCCGACTGCACTAGATGCGTTTGGTCGTCAGCGCGTTAGCCAGCCCTATACCCTGTTCGACTCACAGCAGAGATACACTTCCGACAATCAGTTCGATACGAGCACGGCATCGGGCGGGTCAACCACGTTCCTGAGCAACGAGTCGTCGGTGCAGATGTCGGTAACGTCCACCATCGGTTCAGAGGTGGTGCGCCAGTCGTTCCGTTCGATGTCGTATCAGCCGGGTAAAAGTTTGCTAGTCCTTACTACGTTCTGCATGAATACGCCCACGGCAGGCATCCGGCAGCGAGTTGGATATTTCAATACCCAAAACGGTGTGTTCTTCCAAGTTAGTGGCACCACGAAGTCGATGGTGCTGCGATCTAACTCTATCCCGACGCCGGGTACGCCGAGCGATGCCCGCACGGTCAATCAGGCTGACTGGAACGGCGACAAGTTGGACGGCACCGGCCCAAGCGGTATCACGCTCGATGCATCCAAGACGCAGATATTCTGGTGCGACTTCGAGTGGCTGGGCGTTGGCTCTGTCCGGACGGGGTTCGTCATCAACGGGCAGTACATCGTCTGCCACACGTTTAATAACGCGAACGAAAGAACTTCGGTCTACATGACGACGGCTATCCTGCCGGTGCGTTACGAGATTACGAATGTCTCGGCTGGTGTCAGTGCCAGCATGAAGCAGATCTGTTCCAACGTGGTGTCCGAAGGCGGCTATGAGCAGTACTCACCAAGCCATCTAGCGCGTAGAACGACTAAACTCAGCAACATCCAACTAACCTTTAAGCCGATTGTCTCTATCCGTCTGGCCTCGACCGCGTTGGGTGCTGTGGTGCTGCCGGGTCGTATGCAGGTGCTGCCCATCACCAGCCAGTCCTACGAGGTGGGGTTGTTCTTCAATAGCACCCTGACCGGGGCTTCGTGGTCTGCGGTACCTACAGACTCTAACGCGGAAATGGACACTTCAGCCACGGCTATGACAGGCGGCACCCTTGTCCAAACCGACTACCTAGATGCGTCGGGTAGCGGCGGCAAGCAGCCCCTTGTGGACCCCGCCGGGTATAACTGGGCACTGCAACTTGGCGTGTCCTTGGCCGGGGTCAGCGACATACTGACTTTAGGCATTCGCACGGTGGACTCAGCGACCCCGCAAGGTGACTGTTACGGAACCATCGCGTTTTGGGATTTGACGCAATAGAAATGCTAGTATCCAGACAACTTGACCCCGTGAGGGTGCTATGAGTCCAACTTATCCACAGGGCGGTGTAATTCCGGCATCTAACCCGTCCTACCCGATGGCCCGGCTTACTAGCAGCACCTACGCGGCTCCTCTTAATTACAACCGCCCCACCGAAGTCGTAGGCGGATATGATGTAAAAATCAACCCGATGACCGGGGAAGAGATAGTACAAACTAACTTTGCACGAGGTGGCAGCGTGGCCCCAGAAGCAGGTGTTGCATCCCTTCTTGCATCCCGTGGTCGCCGTGGCGACACGATGCTTGTTCACATGGCTCCCGAAGAGGTTAAGGGACTCCAGTCTCTTGCCTTGGCTCACGGTGGTAGCCTGACTATCAATCCGCATACGGGGCTTTACGAGGCTTCGTTCCTCAAGAAACTCTTGCCGACCCTGTTGGGTTTTGGTCTTAACTTTATTTTTCCGGGACTTGGCGCACTTGGTAGCAGTCTGCTCGTTGGTGGTGTGGAAGCCGCCCGTACCGGTGATCTTAGCAAGGGCCTCATGGCGGGTCTTGGCGCGTATGGTGGTGCCAGCCTTGGTAGTGCGGTAAGCACGGCAGGTGCGACGGCAGGAAGTGCTGTAAAAAATGCTTTACAGACAGGTGCAGACGCGGCGGCACAGGGGATTCAGGCTATAACACCCGGTGCTACCACCGCTGCTTCAAACGTTGGTGCATTAACTGGTTCAGAGGCTATTAGGGCCGCTGGCGCTGCCGGTACTGACACGATCACCAAAGCATTGGCTCCTGAAGCCTTCAAGAACGTTGCTGCTGCACCTATCACTGGGGCTAACTTAAGTTCTGGTATGGCGGCGCTTAAGGCTGCTCCGGGTGCTACGCTAGGTGCTGTAGGGTCTAAATTGGGTGCCGCTGGCGTTGCCGGTCTTGGCACGACCGCCTCTAGCCTTATGACGCCGGACTATAAGCCGCCTAATGAAGAAGACCCTTCATACTACATTTCTGGTGGGTACGATCCGTACCAAGGGTTTTTGCCGGGTTACTACACTAAGAAATATCCGGGCATGGCCTCTGGCGGCAGCGTTGCGAAATATGGAGCAGGTGGCGAAGCCATGTTTCGTGCAGCCAGAGAAGAAGAGTTTGCTCCTGTAGGCGGCATTTCGCGAACCGATATCCGTAGTCCTTTTCCTGAACCCCCGCCCGGTGCCGTGATGCTTCCTCCTCCAAGGCAGGTAGACCCTCTGTATGGCAGTGCATCTAACCTGCCTTATAGCGGTTCTGGCGCTGAGCAACTCAGTGCATATATGCAGAACTTGAACCGGTCGTTTATTCCTGAAGCAAAACCGGTTGCGCCTCCTAAACCAGTTACTACGCCGACTACTCCTAGCAGACCTACTACTAGGGAGCTTGGCGCATACGCTGACATACTGAGTGGGCTTGGTGGGCTTGGTGGGCTTGGTGGAATGATGGGCATTAATTTTGACCCGTCGATGTTTGATCAAGTAGGTCAGCGAGGGTCCTCTGGTTCGTACAGCAGGCCGCTTTTCCGTATGACTGCGGATGAAGTTGCAGCAGAAGACGCTGCACGCGCCGCTCAACCGCCTCCGATGATGCAGCCTCCGCCCATGGCCCCGGAGCCGAGCTACGGTGATTTTAGCGGCATAGACTTTTCAAGTTTGAGTCCGTATGCGGGTAACTATTCTCCACCGGAACCAGCTTATACGCCGCCTTCCGAGCCGCGTGAATACGTTCAGCCGACTCCGTACAACAGTATGGAGTTTTATCAGCCGCCTGCCATGACTCCGTTTAGTGAGCCTGAGCGTGAGTACATCCCACGCACGCAAGAAGATGTTCCTGTTTATCAAGAACCCATCTATCAGCCGCCTGCTCCCGTCTATCAGCCGCCTGCCATGACTCCGTTCAGTGAGCCTGAGCGTGAGTACATTCCGACGCCGCAGGAAGATGTTTCTGTTTATCAGGAACCCGTCTATCAGCCTCCTGCTCCCGTCTATCAGCCGCCTGCTCCCATCTATCAGCCTCCTGCTCCCGTTTATCAGCCGCCTGCCATGACTCCGTTCAGTGAGCCTGAGCGTGAGCCTGAACTTACTTACTCTCCAGCCGAACGTGAGTACATTCCTACACCGCAGGCAAGCGAGCCGCTTGAGTACGCTGACTACTATCCTATGCGTAGCGATAGTCAGTTCATACCTGAATTCAGACAAAATCCGATGGACTACGGCCTTGGCGGGTTTGAACAGAACTACGATGATTTTGGCAGCGAATACAACTTTGGATTTGCCAAGGGTGGCGTAGCCAAGCGTAGACGCAAGCGTAAACAGCGCCCGGTGGCTGGCAAGTTGGTGTCTGGTAAGGGCGATGGTATGTCTGACAGCATCAAGGCCAATATCGACGGAAATCAGGAGGCTCGGTTGACTGACGGTGAGTTCGTCATCCCGGCTGACGTTGTATCCCATCTTGGCAACGGTTCTACCGATGCTGGCTCCAAGAAGTTGTATGACATGATGGCTCGGGTTCGTAAGGCTCGTACCGGGCGTGCTCATCAAGCCCCGCAGGTCAACGTTGACGGAATGATGCCGCGATGAAAATCGTGATGCTTGAGAACAATGAAACTGATATGAAGAGGTTGCTTGACCTCCTTATCAATCATTTCATTCCCGAGCACAGCATGGGCAAGCTTAGCGCCAAAGAGTTCAATTTTGCTAAGGGCTATGCGTGGCTTGTAGAGAACGTAAACTGTGGAGCGTGGGCCGTTGAAGATGACGACGGAGTATTCGTCGGGTCTATCGGACTCAATCTGACTTCACCGTGGTACTCAGACGCGAAGTATCTGACTGATGGCTGGTTTTATGTATTACCCGAACATCGTAATTCAGGTGTCGGGAAGATGTTGCTTGACCGCGCCAAGGAATTCGCTGAGGACTCTGGGATGCCCCTGATTGTTGGCGTGTTCAATGCAGAGGACACTGAATCAAAATTTGACATCATGCAGCGTATGGGCATGAAAGTCGTTGGCGGCTTGTTTGCCGCAGGAGTTTAACTATGTGTGGCGGTGGCGGCGGTAGTTCAGCACCTACTCAACAAACAGTTACCCAGTCCAATATTCCGGATTGGGCCAAACCTTATGCCACCCGACTGCTGGGTGAAGCAGAGGCTCTAACTTACGGTCAGCCTTATCAGCCGTATGAAGGGCAGCGCCTTGCTGGGCTTAACCCGCTCCAGCAGCAGGCCATGATGGGCACGCAGGCTCTTGGTCCCACTCCGCAGATCGCGCAGGCTTCGGGTCTTGCAGGCCTCGTCGGGCAGCAGGCAGGACAGTTGGGCCTCTCGTATCAGCCGATGCAGTACCAGCCGGTTGGCGTGTCGTATATGGGCACGCAGGCTCCGTCCTTACAGCAGTATCAGATGGCTGCTCCGCAGCAAGTTGGTGGGCCTAATCTGCAGGCTTTCCAGATGGCTGGACCTGAGCGCGTTTCCGGTTCGAACCTGCAAACATATCAGATGGGACCGGCACAGCAGGTAGGCGCGGAACGCTTCGGCACTCAGGCGATGCAGGACTACATGTCTCCGTACATGACCGGCGTTGTTGAGCAGCAAAAGAAGGCGGCTGTTCAGGACTTTGCTCGCCAGATGCCGGGATTGCAGGCGGCAGGCATCCGTGCAGGTGCCCGTGGCGGTACTCGTGAGGCGCTGCTCCAGTCTGAAGCACAACGTAATCTTCAGCAGCAGTTGGGTGGCATCGAGGCTACCGGTCGGCAGCAGGCTTTCCAGCAGGCAGCGCAGCAGTTTGGTGCGGATCGTGCGGCGGCTATGCAAGCCGCGCTTGCTAACCAGCAGGCAGGACTCACCACCGGCCAGCAAAATCTTGCTGCTCAACTGGGTGTGCAGCAGCTTGGCGCACAGACCGGACTTCAGGCGGCTCTTGCTAATCAGCAAGCAGCGCAGCAGGCGGCACAACAGAACCTCGCTGCTCAACTGGGTGTGCAGCAGTTGGGTGCCCAGACCGGACTTCAGGCCGCACTTGCCAACCAGCAGGCTGGGCTTACCACTGGGCAGCAGAATCTTGCAGCCCTGCTTGGTGTTCAGCAGTTGGGTGCCCAGACTGGCCTTCAGTCGCAGCAACTTAATCAGGCCGCGCAGTTGCAGGCCCAGCAGCAGGCTCTTGCTCAGAATCAGGCTGCACAGCAGATGATGGAGCAGTCCCGCCAGTTCGGCGCGGGGCTTGGGCTTCAGGGCCTTCAGCAGCAGTTGGCTGCGGCGGGTACGCTTGGTCAGTTGGGCCAGACTCAGTTCAACCAGCAGCAGATGGCAGCGCAGGCTCAGCAGCAGGCTGGGGCGCAACTTCAGGGCTTGGAACAGCAGCGTCTGGAACAGCAGTATCAGGATTACATCGCTCGTCAGAGGTACCCGTACTCGCAATTGGGCTTCATTTCCGACATCATTCGTGGTGTACCGGCTACGGCTGCTTCTCAGCAGATTTATCAGGCTGCGCCTAACCCGCTTAATACGGTGGCGGGTCTGGGTGCGATGTACTACGGCGCTCAGAGGGGTTAACGATGGCTAATAACCCGAACATGTTGGCGGGGTTGAGTGCAATCTCTCCCACGGTATCTGCTTATCAGAACTTTGTTGAGCAGAAGGACAAGGTAAACGACGCAAACATCGTCCCGTTTCTTGTCTCGCGTGGCGAACCTCAACTTGCAGGGTTAATTGCCAAGAAGCTTCGTATTGAAAATGTTGCTAAGACTCAGCAACAGATGGCTCAGCAGCCCCCCGCTGCCCCGCCGACCGTAGCCCAGCAGTATGATGCGATGCTTGCTCAACAGCAGGCACCAAGAATGCCGCAGGCTCCGATGGCTCCCGCCGCTGGCGTGGCGGCTGTACCGAACCCGGCTATGGCCCGTGGGTTCGCTGGTGGTGGCATCGTGGCGTTTCAGGAAGGCGGCACTTCGATGGGTGCGGCTACGTGGGATGCTCTGGAGGAATCATTTAATAAGGCTCCACCGGCTGAACAGGCCCGTATCCTTCAGTGGGCTGATAGAAATATGCCTACGTTCTCTAAGTACATTAGAGAAGGTGGTCCGGGGCGTCTTGGTGGTTATGCTACCAAGGTTGCAAAAATAGGCGCTCCGCTTGCCGCTGGACTCGCTGCTTACGACGCGTCCAAGTCCGATCCTGAAAGTATTCAGGCTACGTCTCGTCTTGCTCAGTTGGGTATGGACGTTGACCCGAAAAGCAAATTCAAGACCGGTTTGGCTACGTTTATGGGCACGCTTGAAGGCGCTTTGCCGACTAGCCTGCTGTATGAAACTCCAATTGAAAAAGCCAAAAGGCGCACTACCGAAGTCGTGGTGCCGAGAGAGTCTAAGCAAGAAGCTGAGTTAACTCTTAGCGAAGACGAGATGAGGAACGCCAATCAGTACAGAGATATAGTTAAAAAGTTTGGCGCAGATTCTCCGGAAGCCATGGCGTTCGAAGCTAATTACCGCCGCAATATGGGGTATGGCACTGAAGCTCCTGCGGCTCCTGCGGCTCCTGCGGCCCCGGCTGCTACGGCTGCTAAGCCTCCTGCGGCTGCTACGGCTGCTAAGCCTCCTGCGGCTACTAGTGCTAGACCTCCCGCTGCTGGTACGCGACCGCCTGCGGCACCTTCTGCTCCCAAGTCTATATTTGATATCGGCTCTGCGCCGGATCTGAAGACTATGGAAGCTGAGCAGGAAGCGTTCTACGAGAGGACTGGCACCGGTACGCACAGTAAGGCGCTTGCCGACCAGAATAAGTTCATTGATGAAGAAGCCAAGCGACTGGGCGGCGACCGCAAGCAGGCGGAGAAAAACTTCTGGATTATGACCGGTGCGTCGTTGCTCGGTAGCCGTAGCCCGTTCTTCGCGAACGCCCTTGGCGATAGCATTAAGGAGAACTACGGTAACTTGATCAAAGATCTCAAGGATCTTCGTAAAGAGAACCGGGAACTTGAGGGTATGCGTATTCAGTTGCGCCGTGCTCAAGAGCAGGCTATCGAAACTGGCCGTAGAGATACGATTAACCGGTTTGACAACCTGACTATGCGGTACGAAGCCAAGCAGATGAAAGTGCTTGAGATAGAAAACTCGGCCCGAGAGAAGGCTCTTGATCGTGCAACACAGATAGAAGTTGCGCGTATGTACTCGGCTGGCAGAAAAGACGAGGGGGATTACCTCCTTGATCTTTACAAGAGAACGCAGGAACCGGGTATCGACCCCCAAGAAAAAGCCGCTAGGCAGCAGGAACTTATTGAAGCGAGATCTGCGTTGCAGGAAAACCTTCGTGCTACTTCAGCAACCGCTTACTCTGCTGATCAGAGCCGTGCTGCTAGAGCCGAAGCTGCTCTGGCTAAACTTCGTTCATCAAATGCGTACATATTCGCATCTCCTGAAACTCAACGCATGATGGAGCGGCGTGCAAGAGGGCAATCGAGCATGATCTCTGACTATGCTCCGCAGAGTCAGTATGTGCGTAATCCGTACGAAAATGCGCCGGAAGTTGGTACTATTCAAGGTGGGTACAAATACGTAGGTGGCCCTCCCGGAGATCAAAATAGCTGGGAACCCGTAGGACAGTAAATGGCTAAGCCTTGGGAAAACTATCAGGCTCCAGAGCAAGGCGCTGGGCCGTGGACGCAATATCAACAAGGCATGGAGCCGGGACCGTGGACGCAGTATCAACAGGCGGCGCAACCTAAAGCCCCTGAGCGTCCCGGTTTCTTCGGGGCATTCTTCGAGTCTGCCAAGACTCTCGGTTTGGCTGACGAAGCCACGCGCTACGCTGATAACCCGAACGAAGAAAACCGTCGCAAACTGCTTGACGCTGCTAAGTCTAAGTACGAGTCGGTAGGGTTTGGCGAAGGAGAAAACTGGGAGGCGTTCAAGGAACTTCTTGGCGGCTCGCTCGGTCAACTTGTTGCACCTGCTATCACAGCGACTGGCACTGCGCTACTAACCAGAGCACCGGGTCGCGCTGTTAAGGCTGGTATGGCTACTAGTGCCGCACAGTATGGAACTCAGAACATCTTGCGGCAGGCACAGGAGCAGGAACGTGCTGCTACCGAAGGTCGTGTCCCTGAAGAATTCAGTTTAACGCGATCCGTTATATCGTCGGCGGGGCAGACGGCGCTTGACTACGCCGGGTTCAAGTATTTCAAACCGCTGTTCGAAGCGTTTCCGCTTCTTAAAAACCTTGTTGGTGCAAGTGACGAGGCTGCTGAGGCTGCGGCCAAGGCTGTTACCGATGCTGCCGAACGTGGCGCAATCAAGAGTACTCGTTACGGCACTGCGCTGATTGAAGCAGGCAAAGGCGCGGCTTTTGAAATTCCTCAAGAAGTTGCTCAGCAGGCTCTTGAACGCTGGCAGGCTGGCCTGTCACTCACCGATGCTGATGCACGGGAAGAGTTCAAGCAGGCTGCAATTGGCGCGGCCATCCTCGGTCCTCTGATGGGTGGGGCTAAGGGTTTCGTTACTTCTACTAAAGCTACAACTGAAGAAGAGACTGATGGTGGAGAGGCTCCTCCTCCGCCCCCGCCGCCTCCTGCTGGCGAAACTGCTGCACCTCCTAGCGCACCGGGCGGCATCCCGCCGGAAGCCTTTGCCGCTGCCAAGGACTATGCGGACAAGGTTGGGAGTGGCGAGGTCCAGTTCAACCTGTTTACGGCGCGGAAACTAATCCGCAACATGGGCTACGAGATTGATAAAGACTCCAAACTTGCCTATACCAAGTCCTTGCTCAACGACATTTTGACGGCCAAGGCTCCTGACCTTGGTATGCTGACTACGGGTGAGTTCGTACCCGAAATGGAGGTGCCAAGTGGAGCCGATGTTACAACCGCTGCTGGACAAACTATCACTGAACCAGTTGGAAGAGGCGATGTTGTGCCTCCATCTGGAGTTGGAGCCGCAGAACCCGGTGTTACAGAGCCTACAGGCGCAGGATTGGTACCTGCTGATGTGTTTGCTGAAGAACCTGATGTTGGAGAAGCAGCACTCAGTCCTGCACTAACTTCTGAAACGTATACGTTCGATGACGGGTCGTCTTATACCGGTAAAGTTGACTCCAAAAGCGGATTGTTTGAAGGTGTTGGAGCGTATACCACACCTACTGGCGATGTATTTCAAGGTACTTTTAAGAAAGGCAGGCTTAACGGCGTAGGCACGCTGACTTTTACAGACGGATCTGTCTATAACGGCGGCTTCAAGGACTATAAATTCCACGGCGAAGGCGAGTTCGTCGATGCTGATGGCAGCGTCATGCGTGGTATGTTCAAGGCCGGTAAGTTCTTGGGCGAACCTGAGACCGTTACAGAAGAAAAAGTTGAAGCCGCTGCGCCAACCGCCTCTGAACAACGACTTAACCTTATTAAGCAAACTTTTGAAAGAAGGGCTGCTGCTAAAGCACAGGCTGAGCCTGCTGTTGAGCCTGCTGCTGAACCTGCTGTTGAACCTGCCACTACTTCTGAACCGTCGTTTTTTCTAGACCCTGACCGTCCGCGTTTTAAAATTAAAACTGCTGAAGAAATTGAAGCTGAAAATAAAGCGCAGGCTACTACTTCTGAACCGTCGCTTTCTGAAAACGCTACTGACGAAGATATTGCCAGATTCTTTAATGAAAGAAATCGGATTGAAGCTGAAAAGAAAGCACGGGCTAAACTTGAGGAAGATGAAGACACAGACGCAGACCGTGTATATAAAAGCGTTGATGTCCTAAATCGTACTGCGCCGGATGTATCAGAGCAGAGCCGTGAACGCGCCCCGTCGCTACGTACTGAACTAAAAAAGGCTAAGCAAAAATACGATGAAGGTCAGATTACTGGCGATCAGTTAGCCGAAACTACCGGCAACCTACTGCTAGAGACCCAAAAAGAGCGCATTGTTCAACCGCGTAAACGCGGTGCAGACTACATCCGCGAGCGACTTATGAACGCTCGGCGCAAAGGCTTGATATCGCAAGAAGGTATCGATATTGCCGAATGGTTCATCCGGCAGAACCCGTTGCTTGTCGATGACTTGGGCATCTCTATCCGTGGACAGCCACTGACAGAGATAGGCACGGGTGGGTTTTATAACCCGGTGGGCCGTATTGTCACGTTGTTCAAAAGCGCAGGTGATAGCCAGACCGCTACACACGAGATCCTGCACCATCTTGAACGGTTGATGCCGTCCAACATCCGCTCGGGCATCCTCAAAGCCTATGTCAAACAACTGACCAAGGCGGCGAAGAACGCGAAGACTGATGCTGAGAAGGCGTTCTTCAATGCCATTACGAACTACCACTACTTTACTGACGAAACGAATCGGAACGCCGAGTACGAGAAGGCCCTTGACGCTATTAGGAACGGACAGGTTCCCAAGTCGTTCTATCAGTACGTCAATCCGTCTGAATTCTGGGCGGTCAACGGTGCCCGTATCGTGCAGGGGCGTTACGAAGTTTCACCAAGCATCATCGGCCAACTTAAAAATTGGTTGCGTGACTTTATTGAGAAAGTTAAAGATGTCTTCGGTCTGAAGTCTGACGCGGCCGCCATTCGTGCGTTGGATAGTCTTGCTAAAGCGGACGGTAAATATCAGACCGACAGGATGCTTTCAGAAGCACCCGGCTACCGGGCAGTTGAACCTACCGACCGGAAAGGTCAGACCCCAGAGCAAGCAATAAAGACCCGGCAGGATACGTACAAGCAGCGGTACGGCAAGGTTAGTATCACTGACCGTATCCTTAAGTACGTGTCTGGAAGAGAGGCTGGTAGCAGGCGGCTCGACAAGTTTGAGGCGATTGTCAAGAAGTTCCAGAACGAACTGCGCCCCGCGCTGCTTCTTGAGCGTGCGCTCAAACGTGCCGGTGAACTGATCACCTACGGTCCCGGCATGAACGATGCCTATACCAAGATCACCAACGCTCAGGATAAGGCTGCTTGGCTCACCTCGACCATGCTCAAGGGGCCGATGGACCGTGCGTATAAGGCCATCGAAAAGTACGCTAGGTCGCGTAACCTGACTACAGATCAGGCCATCGAGGAACTTGACCGGTTCCGAATCGTCCTGCATGAGCCGGAGCGCCGCATGATCATGTTCATGCGTTACGTACCGCTTAGCACTAAGCGTCGGGCTTTCCGTGACTCTAACGGGCGCACTATCCAGATAAGCCCTGCCGAATTACGTGACAGTATCCTCCGCGCCCTCGTCAAGCCGGGTAATGATCTTGTTAGCAATGGACAGGCTAAGCAGTTACACAAGCTGCTGAAGGCGCTCGTATCTGATAAAAACAACCTTGATCCGCTCGGTGCTAGCCCGATTAAGAAAGAAGGCAAGCCGATGTCTACGGACATCAATGACGAGCAGTACAACGTTCTTGGTGGATACAGCCCTGCATTCATTGCTAAGTGGGCCAACACGTTCAACGCTTTGGGCACGCAGAAGCCGCCTGCAGAAGCGGCGATTAAGGCTATCGAGGACGTGCAGAATGTAACTGCCGAACTCAACCGCATGGCGAAGTATTGGACCAAGCCGGTTGATAACATCGTCGCCTTCTACGACTTCAAGCACTACACGCCGTTCAAGGGTGTGCCGGGTACCAAGGTGCGTGCTGAAGCAGAGATGACTGATCCTAACGATGTACGCATCAGCGGTGAGTTTGCTGATGCGGATCAAGCCATGGAAGGTCGTGAGTCCGAAGCCGACAACTCAGTCCTTCAGTCTCTCTCCGACGCGTTGTATGCAGCCTCCCGCGCTGGCCGTGCCGGTGTAACGGAGGCCGTTAAGAACCTTATTGAACAGGGGCACGTCAGCGGTCGTAAGGTAGCCGAAGTGACCCACGAGCAGCGTTACCTTGACAAAGACTTCGATTTTAAGAAGTTCAAGGGCAAGAACAAACTGTTCCACTACAACGACGCTGGCAACATCGAGGTCTATGAGATCGCCAATAAAGACATAGACTTCTTGGAGTCTATCCGCCGTCCGTATCAGGTGGATAACTTGGGAGTTAGATGGGGTAACAACATCACCGGCTTCTTTGGCCAGATGCATACCCGATACAACCCGTCGTTCGCCCCGCTCAACTTCCCTCGTGACATCTTCACCAACACGCTGGCTATCTCTGCCGACGTGGGCGGTAAGGAAGCGGCTACGTATCTGGCTGATGCGTTGTTCCGCAACGTGATGAAGGGCGGTCTGCACAAGTCTGGTAACGTTTCCAAACTTCTCAACGAAGGAAAGATTGCTGAACTGGAGAAGCTTGCTAAGACCGACCCGTTCTACAACGATGTGATTGAGTGGATGCAGGAAGGTGGTCGGACTACTTATCAGCAAATCTACAGTATGCAGGCACAGGCTAATGAACTAGAGGCTTTGATCGGCCCGAAAGGAGTTAGCCCTTACGATAAAACTAAAGAAGCCATCCAAAAGTGGGCTGACATATATAACGACGCTTTCGAATTCACGAGTCGCGTGGCTGCGTACGGCGTGATGAAGGGCAACGTCATGGCTCGGCTGAAGCAGGAGTTCCGTGACAAGAACAAGCGTTCCCCTAACGCTCAGGAGACCGCGCAGATCGAGCAGGCTGCTAGGACCGAGGCTGCGTCCTTCGCTAAAAACCTTGCCAACTTCCGACTGATTGGTACGGCAGGGCGTGAGGCTGGTGCGCTGTTCATGTTCTTCCGTGCGGGTGCGACAGGTGCGGTGCGTGCCATCGACGCGATCATGCCTGCACTTGTTGATGAGAAGACTGCGTTGTCCAAGGCTCCGGCGTCCATCAGGGACAATCCTGAAGCGTCCAAGCGGTTCCTGAATAACTACAAAGAGAACAAGCGTCGAGCGCAGTACACCATCTTTGCGACGGCTGCTGCCGGTGCATTCCTTTATAGTCTTGCTCTGGCTGGTGCGGACGATGACGAGCAAGGTCGAAACTCTGTAGCCACGGACGACATGGCGCGGTGGACTCGTTACGCCAGACTTCCGATACTTGGTAAGGACACGTTCCTTCAGATCCCGTGGGGCTTTGGTATCTCGGCTTTTGGCGCTATGGGAGCGCAGGTCGCAGCATTGGCTGCTGGTAACGAATCCTTTAAGGACTTCACGGCTAACATTATCAACATAGCGTTTGACTCGTTCATTCCGATACCCAAGTCAAACATCAACGTCTTCGATAACTTCACCGGCTTCCTTGTTGACTCGGTAACACCGTCTGCTTTGCGACCCGTCGTAGAGTACGCAATGAACACCGACAACCTCGGTAACGAGATCTATAACAACCGTCAGAGCCGATACAGCGATGTCTTTACCGGCGGCAGCAACGTGCCTGATCTGTACAAGGACATGGCGCGGAACTTCTTCGACTTCACCAACGTGGAAGTCAGCCCGAACAGCATGTACTTCTGGGCTACTAACTATGCTGATGCTCTTAATCGCGTTGCTTCTGCCACATATGATCTCAAATTGTTTGCCAGCGGACAGCGCGAACTGCGTAGCATAGATGACCTAGACCGTACCCTTGTGCCGCTTGATAGTTTTATCGGCACCCGGTCAAACTATGATGCTCGGCAGTATCAGGATGTGAAGGAGCAGGTTGAGCAGAAGCAGCGACTACTCAAGTCTCTGGAACTGCGCCCTGATGCCTTCAGGCGGTATCTTGAAAAGTATCCGACTGACATCGAGATCGTGGATTTCTACAATCATGCAATCAATGATCAGTTGAAGTCACTACAGGAGCAAGCGAAGTACATCCGGCTGTCTTCGCAGTTCAACCAGCAGCAGCGCCGCGACCTGCTCAAGGAGAACACCCGGATGCAGAACCTTGCCAAGCGGAACATGATTGATACGTTCAAACTCTACGGGATAGAGCCAGAAACCTAACGTACGCGCCATACACGCACCCCGAGGCGTCCATCCTTGGACGAGGTGTAAGCCTTCACCTTAACCTTGGCGACCTTCGACCGGGTGTCGATGATGTATAGCATCTCCATGGGCTTGAGAGTAGGCACAAAGAAACTGTCGCCTATCTGCATGAACTCAAACGGCAGTAGCCACTCGGGTTCCTCAAGCCTTATTGAGTTCATTCACCAACGCCTCAGCGTTATCCGTCTTGAAAGCATATACCCAGATGGGATGGAACGTAGAGCCGCCTTTCCAACCTGCGCCAAGACGCTTCTTCTCAGCGCCAACAAGTATCTTCTCAGCCTTCATCACCATCTCAAACTGTCGGGCGCTGATGTTTAACTCAGCCAGATACTTCTTGAACTCGGTACGGGATACGTAGTACATCCCTGTATTCACGTCGATACGCCCAATCAGTTGCCGCGGCTCGTAGGTGTTGATCATCTTCTCCCCGTCCATGAACAGAAACGAAGATTGATTTTTGTTGCTGTACTCACCAAGCAGGTTCTTGTAATCGTTCTGATTGATGTGAGCCGTGCTGTCACGGATCTCCAGCATCTTCGATACAACCTTCGTATAAGCCTTGTCCAAATCAACGTTCAAGATGCCTGCGTTTACTGAGATTTCGCCTGCCGTGAACGCTGCCTTGATGAGGTTCTCGTAGAAGCGGTAGCCAGTATCGTTGCCGAAGTCCTTGCGGAACCTGTCCTGCCACGCTGCCATCATGACTTTGACTTGATCCTCACCGATGCGGAAGAACTCCTTGACGAACTCCGGCCCCGCATGTCCGTAGTTGTAACGGAACTCATCGAATATCTCTCGGCCCCTGCTAGGATTGACTACGAGAGGCATGGGGCGCTCGATAACAAACTCCACAAGACGCGCAACTTCGCCGTCCGGGCTTGCCTTAATCTTCTGCAACTTCTCGTACATCGGATGGTTCGATGTCACCATGGCGATGAGCGATGCAGTCATCTCAAGGTCGCGCTCGGCGTTGACCGAACTCTGCATACGTATCTTGGCCTTGCCCTGAGAGATACGGTGGATCAACTTGGATAGTTGCTCTGGGTCGATGTTGCTGGCTTCATCAATCCCGAAGAAGATGTTCTTGAGATTAAGCAATCTACCGATGAAGGCGTTATCCGTAGCGTTGCCGTCCACCACGCTGAGTTCCTTCGGGTCTCCCCAGACCGACAGCCCTGCATACATGGCACCCGTCTTGGCATTGCCTGTCTCGACGCTAGTGAACGAGACCATCACACCGCTAGTGGAGGTCAGCCGCATCAGCGGAGAGCCAAGCCCACACAGCAGAGCGAACAGGTGCATCTCAAATCCACGCTCGTCAAGTGCGTTGGCCGACCGCTTCCAGACATCGTAGTCACCCTGCGGCTTGAGTAGTTTAGAAATGTTACGGACCAACGGACTAGCCGCTGCCTTACGTTCCTCACCCTTGCTAGTGATCTCGTTGAGACCGATAACGAAAGAGTCGTTGGTTTCTGTCCATCCCATCTGCATGTGCATGATTTCCGCCTTATCCATGTTTTGTAGGTACTGATTCCACTTGATAAAGTAGTTAGCCAAGTGATTCGTGTGCGCTGGCAGGAACATTACGCTGTTGCTGCTCAGAATCTCCTTGAACTTGTCCGTCGCATACACATGCTTCATCGGTAGGATGAACTCACGTGTCGGGTCGTTCTTCATGGCGTGACGCACCATGAGGCAGTCGCCATCCGCAGGACTGAACATTCGCTTGAACGGAGCCAAGTCGTTCTGGCTTATGCAGACAGGCTCATCCTGCCACCTGACCCCATCCTCATCTACTTTGGAAGGAGGGACGAAGAAGATTCCTCCTGACTCTCGTCCTCGTACATAGGGTAGTAAGAACTGCGGTAGACTCGGAACTTCTTCGGGATTCTGCGAGATCCGAACTGAGTCCTGCGGGGTAAGTTCTTCTGGCGCGGCTTCTTTAAGTCGTCGTCCAACTGCAAGAGGATTAGTGATTCTTCCCCGCAAGGGGCATTCAGCGCATCCTGATGGGTTGAGTTCGTTGAACTTCTCACAGGAAAACGGCTTGCCAAACGCTTGATTAGCCTTACGAATAGTTGCTTCATGGTTGTACTCAGGATGGTCTTCAGACATTAAGTGGATGGCAGTCTCCCAGTCCGTGCAATGACGGGCGATGGACAACCCTGCGTACCACAACGGTTCTTCTAGCATCTTGGAATTGACCAAGATGTTCTTAATCTGAGCGCACCCTTGATCGCTCAGACTCTTTTCTGCGATGTCTTGGAACGTGGTCTCGTAGTTATCTAACTTGGCGATACGCTTGGTATCCTCATCCATGCCCTTCGGGATGGAATCAAGGATGGAGTTAGTGGTCGGCTCCTCCTTGCCAAGGTACTCCTTGAATTCATCGAAACTGTATTCGAAGAGCTCGGTGTCGAGAAACCGACTGCGGCTCGGTGGGTCGGTCTTGTAATTGTTGGATTCTGGACACCGCAAGATACGGGCGGCGTCAGCCGTGACCGCCGGGTCAATCTTGAGATGATCTAAACAGAGTTGTTTGAACTTGCCTGCGTAGGTCCGCCACTCCTCGGTTGGCACGTCCCTATCGAACAGCCAGTAGGCATGGATGCCCGTACCCGAATCCACCCGTACAGGTGGCGGTAGTTCTTTCAGCAGCACGAAGTCCGCGAGGTCAGCGAGTGCTGCCTCCTTGCTAGGATACTTCTTCGGGTTGCCTGCCCCTACGTCCAGATCGACGAAGAATGACTTGCAGTAGATTGCATACTCAGCCTTACGGCTGTACCCGTTGAATGTGTTGAGTGCTACGAATACGTTCTGATCACTTTCAATCCTCTCTATGGTTGTTAAGAGATCGCCAAGCGTCTCTGCGAACCGATTGATTATTTTTCCGTTCTTGTCGATTCCAGATATACAGTAGACGCCCTGCGACGGTAATGCTTTCTCATAAAATTGTTTTCTCATGACCGCCCACAGATAAAAAAGGCGGGGTCTGCGGTCCCCCGCCAACAGTCATTGACTAGCCGGTTAGGTCAAACCAGACCTCCGCTAAGTTCTCGCAAGTAGAGTTTCGCATCGAGTATGGTCGAGGCAGGAAGGACTCCTTCTTTCATGTCTCTCTCAACCAGATCAATGAACGTCTCTACTCTGGCCCTACGCTCTTCGCGTACGCCCTGACCTCGGAACCACGAGTAAACCGTGGTGCGGGAAGTCTCAAGAACTTTAGCCACGTAAGCCGCAGGAAGGTTAGCCTCGACGCACACGCGGCCAAGTTTCACCCCCAAGCGGGTAGGGTCTGACTTTTGCAGTTGCAAAAGGAACTTGTAGTCGTATGAACGAGGCATATCGACTCCTTACTTCTTAGACCACTTCTTTACGATGTCAGAGACATCTGCCGCAGGAGCAGCCGCCTCCGTCTTCTTAGCAGACTCGCGCAGGATGGGCTGAGCAACCTCGACTTCACCGTCAGATTCCTTCGCGCTGCTCGACCCGTTGCCGTTTTCGTCAGCCTGAAACACCGTCATCTTGACAGCCATCTCAGCCGCGTTCGACTCCTTCTGGCGCAGGACGGTATCTACATCCTCTTGAGGAACCGGAGCAACAGGCGAGAACAACAACTTCGGCACAGGCGACTTGGTGTCGAACTGCATCTTGGTGATGACACGACCCGCCGAGATGTTGTTGTTAGCAAGCATCTGAATGTAGGGACGGAACGGCCACTTGCCACCCTCTTCCTTACCGAAGGCAGACGTAGCGGGGAGTGACAACTGCATCACATCACCGCCCGGATCCTGCGGAAGAACAACAGCAGTTCTCCACGAGAGACGGCACCCGGTGCCGCTGCCGCCCTGACCGCTGCCCTTCACAGACCATTGGCACTTCTCACACGCGGAAGCCTGTGGGTTCTTGACCTCTGCGTCGGGGGTCTTGGAATCGGATGACCAACAGATAGGCGAAGTCTTCTCGCCTTCCTTGTACGACCCAGAGTAATAAGTACGGCTCGGGTTGTGGGCCATCTTCACGAAGATGACGTTCATGTGCCGGTCTTCGATGGCACCAATCTCCTTGCCACCTGCGTACTTGCGGAACACGCCACCCTTGATGGAGATGCGCTTGATTCCACCGCCACCGCCGCCACCGGCTACTGCACGGGTGTCATCGTCAACGCCACCTGAGATGGCGAGTTCGTTCTTCAAACTTGCAATGATATCGTTGCTCATACAAACCTCACTTGCTGGCTTTACGTACTGAAACGCCGTATTCACGCATCACGTTGATGCCGGGGGGTAACCCGTCAGCGACATGACTATTCAAAAATTCCCTGAAGTTGCTCTGATGGATGCGCCGCTCAAGCAGATGCGGAGCCTCGTTGCTCAGAACAAAGTTATAGAAGTTATCCCAGTCTTGACAGAAGAAGCGTTCATTCAACTTACGCATCACCGTGCCATGACTAGTCTTGATACTGTCAGCGTTGATGGTGTTGCAGACATCGAGGAGTGCGGCCTCCAACTTAGACATCTGCTCCTTCAACACTTCATCTTTGGCTTCATACTCGCGGAGAAGCAAATCACGTTCAGTACGAAGCGCGATGTAGGCTTCAACCAATTCCTCTGTGTTAACCGAACTCATACATCCTCCACTTCTTCATCGTTTGTTTCACCCAACTCTTGCTTGTAGAGATCCACCAACTTCTGATGGCTATCTACTTTGCCCTGTAGCAGGTTGTACATCCGCCGCTCTACGTCTGAGCCTTGGAGATGCACAACCGTCATCTTGTTCTGCTGTCCTACACGATCAATCCGCCCGATACATTGCAGGTATGTCTCGACTGACATCACCGGAGACCAGAACACAATCGTGTCTGCGGCAGTCAGCGTGATACCGTGCGCTGCTGATTGAGGCTGAATCACAAGCACTCGCGGGTCTTCTGCGGTCTGGAACAAAGATATGATCTCTGCTCTTCTACGCGGTGCGACCGAGCCTTGTATCACCTCGTTGCTAACACCCTCCGAAACTAAGAATTTACAGACCACATCAATTGTGTGTATGTACGGAACGAATACTACAACCTTGTTTGACGTTTCGTCAAGCACATCTTTGAGTTCGCTAAGCCTTGGCTTGATGTCAAACTCGATGACTTGATGCTTGTCGGTATAGGCAGCGCCGCCGCTGATCTGTAAAAGTTTAGTGAGAGATGCCGCAGCGTTGACTGCGCTGATCTGTTCGCCAGCAGCTTCAATTAACATTTGCTGCTTTAGTTCTTTATAGAACTTCGCTGCTTGCGGGCTCATAGGTACTTCACGAGTCTGATATGTAACGTCCGGTAGATCCAGACACTCCCGCTTGGTAAACCTGATTGCAGGTTGCAAGGCACTATGAACTTCTTGCTGTGCGGTGACCTTCGGTGCCCACTTGAAGCGGGTCAGTTGGTACATCACCTTGTCGCGCCATGCACCGGAGAACTTCGGCACTCGCTGTGGCGAGATAAGTTTAGCCAGACCGAACGCATCGACAGGCGACTGCGATGCAGGTGTACCCGTCATCATCCAGAGCCGAGTACTTGGCGTAATCAATTTAGCCAAGGTCTTCCAACGTCGGGTCGTCGAGGTCTTGTAGGCGTTGGCTTCATCAATGATGATCAGGTCGAACCGCGCTTCCTGCAATTCCTTAAACACGACATGGGTGCCGTCGTAGTTGATGATGGTGAAATCAAAGTTCTCACCAAGGATTTTTTTACGCTTGAGGCTTGTCCCGTGAGCAATCCCACATGTCCTGTGCATTGCTGTCTTGAAGATGTCTGCTTGCCATGCGGACTGCATGATTGATAGCGGACAGATAACGAGGGCTTTCTTGACTAACCCCAGATTCATGAGGTAGTCAGCGGCCCAGATTGCTGCGGAGGTCTTACCCGTACCTGCTTCGTTGAAGCAGAACGCGCGATGTCGTAGCGAGAGGAAGGACGCTGTGTCCCTCTGGTGCTTGAACGGTGTGTGGATTCCCGGCCAGTTGTAGTCACGGAAGATAGGTGACGGCACATCGGGAATCTTCGGGTTGGGCTGTCCTGCATCAAAGATTTGCGCGAGACGCTCAGCCTCGTCGTGGCCCCAGTAAACAGCGACCTGCCTGTTGGTGCCGTACTCTGCAAGCAGTTCGCACTTCTCAATCGACTGTATCGCTGAATCAGCAATACTGTAAGGAACCGTGACTTTTAAAAGCGTGTTTTCAACGATTTCCATGACCGTTCTCGTTAAGAATTAAAGCCCGTAACGTGGGCGAGACGGCTGATGCTCAGGGTGGAGGCGACCCAATGATCGTTTGGTCCTGCCATCAACAGACGCGGTTGAGCGGTGTTATGAATCCGCATGGGGAGCAGAGAGGGTGACGTAAGACTCCCCGCTAATACACACTCACGCCTTGTGCTTAGCGGAGTTAATTTATAGCACACGCCCTGCACTACTTCATCTTCCCGTTAGACTTTCTGGCGAAAGAACGGTTCTTGGAAGGAGCCTCTAGGCGGGTACCGTCGCGGTTGCTGCCGCCCTTGGACAGCGCCTTCACATGAGCAACGTCCTTACCTTTCCGGCTGACACCCTTCTTGTCGTACTCGTTTCTTGCGCGTTGCCGTTCCATTCGGCGCTCGTGTTCGCCGCGCTTTAACTGCATCTGATACTCGTGTTTGTATGGTCTCGGAGTCTTCGTGTACGGCATTGCAGTTCTCCATTAAGTCTGCGGTCTGATCCAGTACATCCCTGATGTACGAATGAAACTTGAAGTTGGCCTCAAACTTGTTCACTAATCGGTCGTAACTAATGAGCAAGTCTGAGTGCCTGTTCCTGTATCCGCGAATCACCGATTTATGAATATTGATTTCATCGTTGAGATGGGCCACCCGGTCGCGCGTCCTCCTGAGGTGGAGTTTAAGTTTTTGCAACTCGATATCATATTCATACGCATTCATAACTTACCTCTCTTTATAAAACTTACAACTACTAACAGGACACCACCCGCATAAACCAGTCGGCTGCGGAGGCCACATGGAGTTCTCGTAGGCGAGTTTTAGTCGGTTGGTGTCGTTGATGAACCCTTTCCAAAGGTTTTCAGACTCGTCTCGTTGATACTCTTCAGGTATGAAGGTGTTCTTCAGTACAAACAACAGACCTGCTTTGATTCTTTTGACCGCTGGGAAGTGCGCGTAAGTCATCAACGCCATCAACTTCAACTGCTTCGGGTCTGGGTATCGATTGCTGCCTGTCTTGTAATCGATGATGTAAGCAGTCTCACCATCCACAATCAACAGGTCAACGATGCCACGTACCCATCGGTTCTCAGCATCAAAGTCACATGGCTCCTTATCGACGGTCAACGCCATCTTGTGTTCTGGATACTTCTCACCGGGTATCGCTAACAACTCATCAAGCACAGGCTTGATGAACTCGTAGTTCTTGGCGAGAGGCTTGCCTTCACGAACGTAATCTTCAAGCGCCTTGTGTACCTCGCTCCCGTAGAACATCTGGGGCGTAGTCTGTTTCTGGTAGTCCTTCGCTACCTTCAGGTGGTAATACTGTTTGGGGCAGTTCAAGAATTCCTTGAGACTGCTATAACTCCATTGGATCATTGGTAATCGTGCGGCGTAAGTTCAGGCATCCTAGTGGCAGGACGGTGGTCGGATACTTGTACCCGAGTCCTGAAGAACCCATCGTACTGCGGGTGTATCTTCATAAACCGTCTAGCGTAGAACGCTCTGTAGTTATTGTTTAATTTGAACGTATCAACACCATCTCCTCCGACATCCATCTCCCATCGGATACGCTCAAAGACCGCGTTAACGGAGTAGTGTTTGAACCCACGCCCGATCATCTGAAACGTGAACTGCTCAAAGAGCCGCCACACTTCGGGATGCTTAGCGTGAAACTCTGCTACTTGCCTACGCATCTCATCAAGTCTTGATTCAGTCATAACTAACATTCTCCATAGGACTCGCCGTACTTGGCTTCGCAAGCGACCGGCAAACCTGCTGCCCATTCAGGAGGAGTAGACATTACTTGTGTTATAAACGCAAGCGCCTCGTCCTTCTTCTCCTTGTGAGTAACAACCACCGCTGCGTCATGGACTGTCAGGACGGGTCGGTAAGTGTCACGCATGTTCAGCATTTGTTCACCGACTATGATTCTTGCAAGTGCCTGTACCACGTTCTCAACCATGGCCCCGCCCCAAATCGACACGGTTCCTTTACGAGAATCATAGACAGTCTTGTCGTCCTCAACCCGCAGGTTGGGGTAGCGGATGTATAGGCCATTGGGTAGGCGCACCCCCTTGCTGTCAATCGTCACGCACTTACGCGCACCGAGATAGAAAGGCTTCTTGCCTTCAGGCCAAGACATTATGCAATTTAATGCATAATCACACTCGCGCCATAATTCAACGATCTTGTCGTTGGTGTTGCGATACAGGTCCACGATGCGCTTGCACTCATCTTCAGGTAAGTCTGCGCCCGGCGGCTGAGTCTTTAGCGTGTGACGTAACTTGGCAGCGCCAGTCCCGTAACCCAGTCCGAGGATGCAGGTCTTGCCGACGAAGCGTTCGACAGGGTTGGCCTTGCTGATGGGCTGCTTGTAAATCTTGGTAGCGAAGATGCTGTACACATCGTCTCCCTTGCGGAACTGCTCAGTTACATCATCTTGACCGGCAAGCCACGCCAGCACACGCGCTTCAATCTGTGATGAGTCACAGTTAATTACCATTTGACCATCGGGGGCGGAGACTGAGTTCTTCAGCGTCTTCTTCTTTTTATCCCGGCTAGGCAAGTTCTGGAAGTTTACCGAGTCAGACCCGGCCCAACGCCCAGTATGTGCGCCGTAGTATTTCAACGGGATAGGGAGCCGACCTCGATTGCGAGAACCGATGCTGATGAACCGCTCGATACGCGACTCCTCGATGGTGGACTTAGTACCCAAACGAACCGCGCATAGTTGTTGGATAAAGGGATTATCGTGTTCCGATAACGCGATAAACCCCTCGTCGTTCTTAGCCAACGCCCACGTTTCCTTACCTGTGGTAAGACTTACTTTCTTGGGCGGCTCAACGCCGTGGTCAATCAACACCTGAGCGAATTGCGGGTTGCTTGCCAACTTCTTGCGTACATCTTCTTCAGTTTCGCACTTGAGATTGGCCTTGAGACTGTGCAGGAGTTCTGTCTTCTCTTGCTTAATCTCCTCCAATCTCTCGATGAGCAAAGCATCGTTCACTTGCAGCACCGGCTGTGTGTACATACGCAACGTCATGTCGATCAGGTCTAGTTCCGACTGTGGGAAGTAGTCCGACATCAACACGTTGAATAATTTGAATGTCAGAGCGACATCGTTACAGCAGTATTCGCCGTAGTCGGCAAGTTCACTATTAGTGAAGTCCTTGCGGTACTTGCCCAGAGCATTGATGACCTCGGTACCTTTCTCGCCTAACCGATACCGCTCGGCCAAAGCCTTGAGCGACCCACCCGCTTCCACACCATGTACGGCTCTCGCCATGCAAAGCGTATCGAAGTAATACGAAGGCACTATTCCGAAGTGCCATGCAAGGATGGCCCCATCGAACTGTGTGTTGTGACACAGCACCGCTGAGTTAGCCCAATCGATCCTGTCCAACTTAGCCTTGATGAAATCTTTCGGCCCTGTGATCCATTCGGGGATGTCATCATCGACCTTGATGCTGACACCAATAACTTCAAACCTAGGATCGCGGATGTACTCCTCGGTAGTCATCTTGGACAGAGAGAAGTCCTTGGCGTAGTACGTCTCGAAATCGAGCGTCACGAAACTCATAACACCTCCTCATTTAACTTTGTTTATCCACTTCCCATCAATCACTATGTAGCCTCGGGCTATCAGTCCTTCTGCTGTCCTGCACCCGATGCCTTTTAACTTGTGCATACGAAACGATTCGGGGTTGGCGAACACCCGCTTGCACTCAGGGCACTTTCTTACCTTTTTTGGGCGTTGCATTTTTTGCTTCCTCGGCTTCCTTCGCCTCTACTTCCCACCGCTTACGCCACCCTGCGTCCCACGCAAACTCCCAAGCGATGCACCACAGTTCGTAGTAGCACCCGCCAAGCGGGAATCTGGCTCCATGTTCATCCTTGGGGAACGAATGTCTCATGGTTTTACCGTCCCAACTCCGTATGAACCTGTCCCACGCCTTCTCCCTTTCAGGGTCGGCTATCGGATAGGTAACGCAGTCCCTAACGGACTTTGCTCTTAGTTTTACCTTTTTGACCATGTTCCAACTCCCTCACCCGCCTACGCAGGTAAATAATTTCATCACGACACGCCCAGAGGACGCTGCCTACCGTCAGGAACTTCATCTCCGTCGTCGTCGAGAAGTTGTTCATCTCATCGGGCAACGAACGGATCAGATCAAGTATGTCTTCTTCCGTTCCCACCTTACTCCTCCTTCGGCAGCATGAATATCGGCGTGTGCTCACCGACATACGCCCCGACTACGTTGTACTCCATCCACTCGATGGCCTCCTCGTGCGTCATCTCATCGCGTTCCATAAGTATCTCTACGCACTTGTTGTAGTCGTACACGGCGAGCAGTTTCGTGTGCTGCCAACCACGCCCGATGAGTGCATCCTCAAAGCCATTCGCGTATAGCGTGTTTGGGTCAAGTTCGTCGTCGGGAGTCATTTCGTCCCCTCTACCGTCATGCCAAGTTGGTTCATCACTTGACTCAGTTGTTCCACGAACACCTCGTTCTCAGCAAGTTCCCGGTCGATGGGCAGTAATATCAAATGCACAACTTCGTGCAGGAACTTCTGGTGCAGTACGCTTGGACATGCATCCTTACGCAGGTCGATGGTCATGTAATCAGGGTCAAGGCAACCGATGGTGTCCTGCGGGTGAGGCCATGCCGATGGCTGTATCAACCGCACCTGTACGATGTGACCGTTGTACTGGAATTGCTTCGGGATGGTCATGTCTCCTCCCGCCGCAGGGCGGCTTCAATGCGTCGAGCAAACAAGATTTTGGCTGACCCAAGCGGCATTGAGCGGTCAATCGACGCGGCAATCTGCTGGATCTGTTCATCAGTCAGCGACTTCTCCAACGCCTCCCGCAGCCGCCCGTTCTCAAGGCGTAGTCGGACATTATCTTCGGTCAATTCCTCAATCGCACGCAGCGTCAACTGCTTTGCCACCTGAAACGCCTCGGGCTTCGGCTGCTCGGCGGGGAGCGTCTTGCTATCCCGTTGGTGAAGCCCGCAGGTGCATTGATAGCCGCCAAGAAGCAACGCACAATCGCTTTTGTGCAGCGGGATGCTGTCGCTCACGGCTTTACCTCCTTGTCCAACTCCGCGATGAGGGCATTCACAAAATCTGTCCGCGTCCAACCTAATTGTTTAAGTCGCTCAGCCTCTCTCTCGGCTTCTTCTTGCAAGGCTTTGACTGTTTCGGGATTCTCACTCACGGCTTCACCTTCCCTCGCTTGCGGATGGCGGCGGCTTCCATGTCGCGCACCGCATCCATCAACTCGTTTGCGCCCGTCTTGCGTGATTCCACCAACTTCGCACACGCCTCACGCTCCTGCTTCGCACCCCATTCGGCGGCAAGCGTGGCAAAGACAATGAAGCGTGGCTGCTCTGAAGCCTCTGCGGCCTTGAGCCACTCGTTGATTTGGTCGTTGCTTGGGGTCACGGCGCACCTCCCCAATGTCTGATGGCTGCAATCGTCACACCGATCAGCAGTAACAGCGCCACACCAAGTATTACGCTTAAAAAATTGACGTTCTCATGGGCATCGTTGTAGCGCGTCTGTAAATCGATATATTCCCTGTCCTTGCGGTACAGGGAGTTCTTGAGTATGGAGTTTTCATGAGTCAGGTCACGTATCTGTTGATTCAGTCTGTCTTTGATGTATTCGTGGGGCACGATTTTTTCCTCGCTTCTTCTAGTTCAGCCTTGAGTCGTTGAATCTCATTCATGATTACCAACGCTTCATTCCAGAGTCCATGCATACGGATAGCAGCCATGGCGAATTCAAAGTCTTCTTTACGTTGCTGTCCGTACCCCCAAGGGTGTGCCGACATCTCGATTTCAAAGGCTTCGTCTTCGTCTTTGCTGTTCACCAGTATTCCCTCCCTCCTCGTGAACAACGCCAGTTGGGAGGGGGGACGCGCCCCCACTCCCGTATGACATCGGCTTTGTGTCTAAGCCACCACCATCTGATGGCCCGGAACATTACGCTTCTCTCCGAATGTCAATCTCACGCTGAAGATAGAAGCGAGCCTTCATCAAGTCCTGCAACGGATCTGAATTCAACTTCTTACCGCAACGGCTGACGTACTTCACCACGTTGCCGAGTCGATAGTTCAAGTCCTTGGCTTCGATGTAGGTCAACGTATCAACGCCGCCGTCTGTGTAGTGCGGCGGGTGATTCACGAGGTCGGGCTTCTTCTCGATAGAATCCAACGCTTGTTTCATCTGTTTCACCGCCGTAATAATCTTCGACGGCTTTTTCTTCTTGTTCTTATTCATCCAACGCACGTAGTACACGTAGGCATCATCGCACTTCACAGCCTTGGCGATATCTTTGACTGACCCACCCTTCTCAGTAAGAGCAAGAATCTTAGCGGCTTTCGTAGTCTTATCTTTCACAACACATCTCCTGTTTCAAATTATCAACATTGGTTTCATCAATCACTAGCGCAATCCCACCGGCTTCGCGTATGCGTTTCAGGTTCGCTTCTTGAAGCGCAGTTGGTTTATTGCCATTTGCCTTACACTCTATACCATAGAACAACCCTCCTTTACAAACTAAAAAATCTGGGACGCCAGAAGAACCCATACCAGTTCCCATCGGCATGGCGTAGTACGCGCCTACCTCCGCAAGAACTTTCTTGACCTTCGCTTTGACTTTGCCCTCTGGAGTCATCGCAGTTTCTCCGTTACACGTTCAGCACCAACCTTCAACTCATCTACATAGGTACTATCTGTCACCACGTAAAAGTATTTGTCATTCACACGCCACCCTATGTCTTCGAACCCTTCAGGACATTCACGCTTGCTCGACTCGTACACGGAGCGCAGCACTATCCCGTTCGGCGCGACGGCGTAGTCCATCTTGTCCCTCGTGGATAGATGCTTGTTATCACATGCCATGATCATGGTTAAGCGTTGTCTGAGCCAGTCCGGTAACTCGCTACGTGCGAAATACCTACAATAGTTTTCTGCTACCCACACAGTTACGGTCTTGCTGCCCAAGCGCACCGGTAAGTAATATCTCGCGCCATCCACCGGAACATGTAACTCCAATTTACTCATATGGTTTTGTCCACGATAATAAAGGGCGAGGTCATGTACGAACCGGAGGTCATCGCGCCCAAGTCTGTGTAGACATGCTCACCACGCTCCATACTGTCGGAGGTCGGTAAAAGCGGCCCATCTGACTTGGTATGTAACTTCAACATGGTCAACTGCATCTCGATGTCCCGCCGGATATCTTCATCGACATCGTTGAACGACTTGTATCGCTTAATCGGAACGACAGCATTGATGTATTTGAACTTGTGTGTGCTAAGCAACTCGCCGGTCTTGATGAAGATGTCCACGGCATCCATCAACGGTTGCCTGCTTATGGCTCCCACAACGACAGCACCGCTACTCATATCGCTGAGCAGCACCCACTTATCGTTACCGAACATCTGCTTGATATCCTCGGCGCAGGTCAACGCCTTCTTCTGCTTATCAAGGTACATCCGATACTGTGATTCGATGTGCGCTAGAACAAAATCTGGCATGTCTATCTTGTTCATGCTGCCCATGTGAACTTTTGCCAGAGCCGTGACCGCATCTTGATTGAGCGTGATTCGTATCTCGGAACCCAACGCACCGCCGTTACGAAGCCCACGACTGATTAAGGCAGACACCTGCTCTGCGAAGTAATTTTTAGCCTCAGCCCATCTGTTATTCAGCGTGTTGATCGGATCTCCCTGCGGGTCTTTAATCTTGCGGATGATGTATTTGACGTTGTTGCTCTTGACTGAGACATGAATGTTGTTGTGCCCGTTTTGACGGGTAGCCTCGTACACCCCACCAAAGTGGATAGTGGATTTGGGGTCAGTCGAGTCTGCGTACATGCTTACAACATTCAATCCGGCACGGTTAGTCAGCGTTACCGATTTGATTACACTGCTGTCCGGGAACCGCTCAATCCCACCGACCACCAATGAATCTGTCGAGTCTTTGATGTGGTTGATTGATGCCACGATAATCGGCCAGAACCGGCTAGACATCACATCTTTCTTGGTAACATCGTCATATACATCGGTCAAGAAAAATGGGGGAGCGGACTGTGCATTGATATTCATAACATATCTCCTTACTTGTTGACCTTGACTTTCTGAGTACCCACAGGCGGCTTGAAGTTACTGTGACCATGCCTGTCAATGAGCCACAGCGTAGGTGATGTCACCTTCCAATCAACGTCACACTCGATGTGTCCATCGGTGAACACGATCACGCAATCAGCGGTCATGCTGTGCTTGTTCATGTATTGGCTGACACACGATGCCCTCGTACCACCGCCTCCGGCAGGTTTGAGAAGCGTAGCGAGACTAGCGTAGTTGCTATCGGTAAAGACTTGCTTACCACGTACCTCGGTATCCCACCACAGCACCACAATCTCATCGGGCGGCATGGTGTCGCACAACTGGATGATTTGGGATGCCACAAGATTCAACTGCTCCTGTCCGATACTGCCGGATGTGTCGATAGCCAACACGACGCGCCCGATCCTTTCGGAATACATCGTTGGTAGGTACAAATCATCTGCCAACCTACGACGGTTCATGCGTGCGTAGGTGTACTCGTCATAGCCTCGCATCGCACTAGTCCAGAAGTCGCGCAGGACTTCAGCCCAGTCAATCTCCGGCTTCATCAGGTCAGTAATTTGTCGTGGCAATTTGTTACCGAACTTGCCCGCCAACATCCCGCCTTGATGGATGGCCTCTTGTACTTTTTCATCGTGTTCCTTCAACTCCTCCGGTGTCATCTCCTCGACGGCATCGAAGTCATGCTCATCTAGCGGCTCACCCTCACCCATGCCACCGCCACCGTTCTTCTCCATGTCCTTCTCAAGGTAGTCGTACACCTGACGCACAGACCACCCGGCAAACATCGGGTGATACAGCGCACCGGGCGGCAACTGCACGACGGACTTGTCTTTAATCTCATGGATCATGTCATTCACAACGTAGTCCATCGCCACGTTGGCAAGTCTCGCGTTCTTCTTCATCAGGTCACGATGGCGTGGCAGGTGCTTGAGCAACACATGGAAGTTCTCGTGCAGCACAAGTCCTGCGACCTGCGGTCGAGTCAGCGTCTCCATGAAAGCCGCCCCATAACGCTTGTTGATACCATCTGTGTAGGCAGTCCTACATGCCTTGGCATCATGCACCACGCTGCTCTCGCCCATCATGATGATTCCCGCGTACTGGCAGGTCTCACGATGCTTGAGCAAATCAACGTGCGCTCTCTTGAGTTCGAACTCTGCGTCATACTTTCTTACTGCGCTCATAACTCCTCCGATTAAACAAGCAACTCGTAGTTGTCCTTGGCCCACTCCATGATGCGCTTGTTGTTCTTGGCAAGTCGCACCACACGCTTACTCTGCATACACATGGTGAAGAACAGCGACTCAATCTCGACGGACTTCACGCGCTCGATGAACTGCATGAAACTGCTCAGGTCATCCTGCGTCTCGATGGTGTCGATGGCGTTGAATGTCATGAGGAACACGGCAGACTTGTTATCAGGAAGCGGGACACCTGTCGGGTCTGCGATGACCTTGCTCACCGGAATCAAGTCGCGCTCCAACTTCATGAAGACAGTCATGTCCTTGGCTGCTGCTGCACCGATGACACCTGCGAGTGCCGTCTCCGTCACCCGGTCACCTGCCTTCTCACGGTTACGCACCACCACGCTAGACTTGGCGAGACTGCGAGGAGATACGAACGACAACTCACGCTTACTGGGATTGAAGATGTACGGATTATCGTCCTGTCCACCATCAAGGTAAGACGCGAGTGCAGACGGGTTCATAGCAACCCATGCACGGATCACGGTAGGTATGTTGTTATTACCCGCCCATGTCAGCCACTCGTTAGCGTTCGGCTTGCGGATACGGACACGCATCGTGCGATTGCCAGAGTGTGCCAACTGAGTATCGCCTACTCCGTCGCTCTCGTTGTTACTCGTAGCAAACACCATGCTACCTTCGGGCAGCGGAGTATCACCTACGCAACGCTCAAGCATGAGCCGTGTCCACATTGCTTGCAGCAACTTCGGAGTCTTCATGAACTCGTCAAGCATGATGACCTTCGGCTTCGGACTGTCCAACCTGAACAAGTCAGACACCAACTGCATGAGTCGGGTGCGCTCGTTGTCCGGTACGCTCATCACGGTATCGCCAAGGTCACGCACCGCGCAGTCAACATAGATGTAGTCGTACTTGTCATCAGGATAGCCATCGCCAACCTTGCGCCACTTGTCACCCATGTCCTCAGCGATGCCGCTCAACACGCTCGACTTGCCGACACCCGGCTCACCCATGGCGATGATGGTCAACTCCTCCGCATACAACGGCACAGACTTACGCAGGTCGTTGATGCTCCACGGCTCGATGAACTGAATAGCCATAACAATATCCTCCAGATGTAGTTACTCTATGTACGGAAACACACTTACCTTACAGACCGAACTTCTTCAGGATGTCGGTCAACTCCTCATGCACGACGGTGCGTGTGGTATCGCTGTCGCGCAACTTGTCGATGGTCAGCCCACCCACAACTCGTGCCAACTCTGTACGCACAGTCTCCAACTCGTTATCTCGTGTGATGTTGAAGTCACGGAAGGTCTCGCATAGTTCCTGCGCTCGTGTGAGCGTAGACTCGTACAGTTTCTTCCGCTTGACCTTCAACTCACCGTTCTCGCTGATAGTCTCCACAGCACAGTTCTCAGCAAGTGTCTTCATGATGTCCACCAACTGATCCTTCTGCTGAGTCAGCACCGTCTCGACCAGACTCCGTGCCTGTCGCTCGTAGGTCACCGCCAAGTCATCGACGGCATCCTGCGCGATAGCCACCCGGTAATCCCCGGTCGGCACTTCTGAGCGGTACAAGTTAATCGTGAACTTGCTACGCACTTCCGCTGGGTCGGGGTAGTCGTTCCTGTCGAACATGTCACCCAAGGCGAACGCACGGTTACTCACGATGGTCGGGTACGCTTGGATGAACGTGTCCACCAACTCGTAGAACGTCTTCTCATGTTGCGTGTACTCAGCCATGAACTTCGGGTAGTCCACGACAGGTAGCAAGCGTAGCGATCCCGCCCAGTCATACGAACGCCGCTGCATCCAGTTGTAGACAATCTGGCGGTAGTTCATGCAACGCTTATGCTCTGGACAATTCGCAAGCAAGTGCTTCACGAACTTGCCCGAGTCACGCTCTGCTTTCTTGGCAGTCGTGACCTCCTCGCTTATCTCGCTGTCCTGCTTCGTGCCAGTCCACACCGTCACCCGCGCATCGACCAACATGGCAGACGTAGCGAGGGAGATGACATGGTTCGGCTTCTTCAACAACTTGTCAGTCTCAACGCTCATAACTCTGTACCTCTCAGGTTGATTCTGGGAAATTCCCAGAATGTGTTTGCACTACTCATCAACTCTCGGGCTGATCGCCCATTTAGGAATAGTATAAGATATCTTGACATCAGAGTCAATACTTTTTACCAACTCACGGGCGGCTTGCTCTTCCTCCCATGCCTGTTGTTCGTACTGACGGACTTGCTCAGCAATCCATCGGTCGTCGCTGTCCTCACTACGCCACCACTCGATATCGTCTTCCATGTCACTCCTCCTCGACAGCATCAGCCGTCGCTTCTAGTTGGTACTCGTATGCCCAATGGCCGTTATCCAAGTCGTAGACTGGCTCGTTGTTCTTCGCGCCACGCCCGACAATCCGTGCAGGACGGGGTGCTTTCGTCCCCCATGCTCCGCTCCACATCACCCGGTCACCGATTGAAAATAAATAGTCCATGTTCAACCCTCCCTCAAGAAATACTTCTCGCCTTCGTCGTCCTCATGCAAGTCCTCGTCCTCGTAGAACTCGGTGTCGTAGTCCCGTATCTCCACATCCACGCCGTCCGGTGCTTCGATGATTTCGGGAATGCCACCCCGGACTTCGATGATTACTTTCTTGTCCATCTCACTCCTCCTATCGTGTTTTGTACTCGCCGTTTTCCCACGCTGCCAACACCTCATGGATGGTGAGCAGCGACAGCCCAAGAGACTCTGCAATCTCCGTCTCTTTCATGCCGTCTTGGTAGTACATCTCCAGTATCCGCAGGTCTGCATCGTTCATACCTTGTCCTCCGCTTTGCACGACACAACCCACTCGCCGTATCTGTACGCATCGGGATCAAGTCCCATCATCTTCGCTTTGTAGCGAAATGTTTCTAGTAGAGCGTCGTAGAGCGGGTCGTCGATGTCCTCGATGTCCAATTGAATCTTCATCTCACACCTCCTGCTGCTTCTTGAGCAGCGTAAGTGTCTCAATGACCTTGTTCTGCGCGTTTATTACTTCACGCAGTCGGTCTGCTTCGCCCATCAAATCTCTGATGACCAGAGATTGCTTGGCTACCGTGTCCTGCAACGCTTCGACCAAATCGTCCTCATCCTTACCCTTATCCTCATCCTCATCCTCATCCTCATCCTCATCATCAAGGTACTCGTCGGGGTCTTCGCTCCAGTCAGTCCAATACGAATCGCCCTCGCCATCGTTGTACAACTCAAGCCACTCTTCGGGCGTAATCTCCGTGTGGAGGCACTCGTCAGAACAGTAGTACTCCATACCATTTTCGACGCAGTACCCCTCGTTCATGCCCTTGCCGCAAGCGTTGCACTTCCGTGCGTACTTCTTCTTAGCCATGTCACTTACCCTCCCAAGTAATTTGTCCAGCCTGTTGCATTTCGCGGATGTGCAGCCGCGTGCCATCGGTGAACTTGATGATGAAATGCTCGTATCCGTCAAACTCGATGTTGGCAACGGTTTTGCCGTTGAAGTCTGGGATGTGTTGTATCTCTCTCCAATGGCTCATCGGTAGAACCCTCCTTTATTGTTAATACCCATCAGGTCACGCTTGTCGGTGATGACCATGTAGTTGCTCTTGTGCATCGGCACGATGGTGCGTACCGGAGCGGGTCTGGCACACGCGCTGCTCATGCAGATGTTGTAACCAAGTTCCCATCTCGCAGGATTCACCGGCTTGCCGCACTTGATGCAGCCATAGTCCTCCCGGCTCATGCTGCCACCCGCACATTACCCGCAAGCGATGTCGCCTTGACCAGACCGACATACACAAGGTCACGCATGAACGGCTTCGGGCGGCTCACGGTCTCGCACAGCGGGTGCGACTGCGAACGGTGCTTGCTCGTGGTCACGCTGTACTTGTCGGAGTTTTCGAACCATGTGTCTGTCGGCTCGTGGTAGATGAACAACGGCCAATGCTCACCGTAGGAATAAACAATGTACATGGGTTCTTCGCTCGTGCCTGCTCGCACTCCGTACAAGTTGTTCGCGGTGAACGGGGTACGGCTCTGAACATGGCCTCGCGCTTCCCGGTTGCTGCACTTCTTGCTCATAACAATGTCCTCCAGTTGTTACCTTTCTGACTCTGCACTTTCTGTGATTCTGGGAAAATCCCAGAACCGCTCTGCACTCACTTGGCTAAATCAGGACGCTTTTTCATTCTGATATTGTCTCATGTTTCTTGTACTATGTCAAACCTTGTGAACAAATAATTGTACACTTTTTGTGTAGCGGTTTCGGGGTTGTTCCAAGTCGGGGCGGATTTGTTCCAAATGTTCCAGTTTTCGAAGTTGTACTCTGGCTCAGATAGTATAGGGAAGGTGGACACATTGATAGTATAAGGTGCGACGGGGTAGGTTGAGTAAGTGCTTGATTTTGCTAGGTGAGAGAGTAGAGAGAAGAAGAAGAACTTATAATATAGTAGTAGTAGTAGAGAGTAAAAAATATGAGGTTGTTCCAATGTTCCAACTTTTTTAGGGTAGAGCGGGTTCTCCGTGACTTTTTTATTTTGGGTTGACGCACCGCGCTGCCTTCTCATCCGATCGAGTTTTTTACCATGCGGGGGTAGGTATACCCTAAAAAACTTGGAACATTGGAACAAGTCGCGTAAGTGCTTGATATACATGGCAAAAACTTGTTCCAATCGGTTGGAACGACTTGGAACAGAATCTACGAAGTTGGAACAAGGGGCAGGCAGTTGACGGCCAAAACGAATTGGTGTACCCTGCTACGCAGGGTTGCAGCGAGATTCTGGGAAAATCCCAGAAAATGATTTAAGCAAAACTATAACGATGTAGCCACGCGCACGCGCGCACACACCTATGGAACTGGTATAGGCCCCGCCGAAGCGGGGACAAAAAAAGGGGGAGGC